AATTGTGATATCCAAGCTTCATATCCTTCATCATCATTTTCTGGTTTAGGAACAAAACAATATTCTGTGTTGTTTTTCAAATAAACAGGATCTGGGAATGTAAATGTTGTTGGAACAAAAGTTGTGGTGCCACCTGATGTTGTTGATAGATTAATTTGTGATGCTGGTACATATCTTATTCCATTAGGAATAGTTCTAGGTCCAGGTATTCCATTAATAACTTCTCTAAGTTCCATTGTAACACCCTCGGTACCTTTTGTTTTAAAGTAAACATCAATGCATGCAACAAACAAACCACCTGGTACGCTTGTGACACTAAATGTTTGTGCTAATGGATCCATACCATGCTCACCGCCCATTGAGAACCAGGCCTCTTCCATAAAGTCGAAGTCTTCAAAGGCAACGTCTGCTGGTAAACCAACGTTCCATGTATCAGCTGGATCTGGGGTTGGTTCTGGTACCATCACTGGTACAAATTCAGTTACCGTAATGGTTTCCCCTGGAACCGGTACCTCTACTATTACTGGAACTGGAACATCTACAAAAACAGTTTCTGTAACGACTACCGCTGGCAGAACAGTTTCTATAGGATCTGGAGTAATTCCGTCTGCTCCTGGCGTTCCTATTACGCCCGGTAATCCTGTGTCTCCCGAATTGCCTGGTGAACCAGGTGAACCGGGTTGTCCTGCTGTGCCAGGTGGGCCTGGTGGCAGGTTAGAAACGTCTACTATAAGTTGTTCAACAGATGATAGTCCTGCTTGTATAGCCGCTTCTGTCTGCAATACCCAGTCTGTTAAGTCTGGTGCTTCTGCTGGAGTTCCTGATGGGCCAGAGCTTCCTACTGGTCCTGTGGCCCCTGCTACACCGGCGAATCCTGTTTGTCCTACTGGTCCTGGTAATCCTGTTGGTCCTGTTGGTCCTGGTTGGCCAACAACGTTTGTAATTTCGTGTATAATAACCGGTGCGGGTGGAGGGGGCAACGGTGTGCCTGCTCCTATTGAAATGCCAACACTTGTATCTGTTGTTACTCTATCTCCTGTCTGATATGTAGGTGTTACGTTTGCTGTTTTAAGAGCAAGTATTGTGTCTTGTGTTTTTTGTCTTAGTCCTGAAGATTCATAATTAGAGGTTGATGATGTTCTTGATAATGAATCATTATTATTTACATCACTTGTTAATTTAAATACCTTAACACCTGTTCTAAATTGCCCTGAAGGTATTAGGAATTGTCCAAATACTACACCTTGTGCGTCTGTTGTTAATGTTCCGCCTGATGTTCCTGCTGAGTTTGTAACGCTTCCTGATACATCTTCTCCATCAAAGAATGGATAAACTACTGTGTTTGGTTTTAATCTTATGCAGTTAAATACGATATTTACTTCTCTCATAAATGGTGCAAAAGATACATCTACTACACTTTCACCTAAACTCTGTGTTTGAGTTGAGGCGCTTATATCTATGCCTACGCCTGTTCTAGTTTGTGCTTGCGCCGTTGTTGTCGTTGTAAATAATGAATTGGTGCTTGTTCCTTGGCCACTACTATTTGTTCCAAATGTATTTAATTCTTGTGACACCGTTGATACAACGTTAGCCGCTCCGCTGTTTTCCCAAGAACCCCATTGAGTTCCCCATGCGTTAGCCATGTTCTCCCAAGCATCATAGTTACCGTCAAAGTTTTTAGTAACTGCTGGTTGAACATCTGTTGCCACAAAGTTATCTATATCTGGCGTTAATGACATGTCTCCATAGTAATGGAAAGTTAATTCTTTTGTAAGGTTCTCTGTTTGAGAAGCTTGTAACTGTTCTCTATAAGGTACTACTTCATATGGTAGTGAAATTGTTCTACCTGTTTGTGCTAATGTAGTTGTTGCGTTTGCAGATCCTATATCAGTAAATGTTTTTAATGATATATTTTCCATTGAGAAAAACGGTCTTGCATGTTTCTTAACCGGATCAATTGATATTTTATAATCCGGATCCAATACTGCTCCTACGTTATGTCCTGTAAACGGATCTACTAAGATACCATTTTTAAATCTGTCTGTGCCTGCTGCATTTGTAATTGTTTGATCTTTTGCGTATGTTTCTAATAAATTTAGTGAAGCGTAATACTCTAAGTTTTTAATACGAGTTTCTAACGTACTAATATCTTGCATTGTAAAACGTTTGTATGCCACTTGATTTACTGTGGCGCCTAAGTCTGATCGTCCTACTAAATTAGCAGCTAATGATCCTAAACATGGATACGGTGGCAAGTTAATGGTAGCCAACGTCATACATTTCTCAGGCTCTACTGGTAGCATAGGATTGTCTCCGTATGCTCCTTCTACTTGTCTAATTTTACCATCGAAATCACATATTACTCTTATTTTTTTCCCTTGCCAATATGAGAAGTCTGTTGTAAATGTTTTAATAGGTACCGGGAATGTAATTCCATCTCCTGGCCTTAAAATTACTTCTAAAGCATCTGGATTCTCAGGAGCTGATCCTAACGTGGAATTTGGTGTTGCAGTGTCTGCCATCCTAGGACGGAAGTCAATAGTATTTCTTAAATCATAGTCTCCTATTATACTTGATCTGTAAATTGGAATGTTTTCTGTTCTTATTGTATTGGCTGCTGGTGTGGTAGTATCATCTACTGGATAACTATCTAAAACATTAAAAGTTCCACCACCCGATGCAACTGTATGTGTAAAGTATGAAAACTTAATAACTACATAACGATCTGTTGCTAAATTTACTGCTGCTGAAGACTTCTTAAATATCTTAGCATGGCCATAATAGTTATCTCTTTGTCCACTATCAAATCTAAATTGGTCTGTAACTTCGTCTGCTGCTGCTACCGAGTAAGCAGATGAGTTTGCCCAAACTCCCTGTAATTTGTAACCGTCTGAAACTCCTAGGTTCATTTCTCCTGTTGAACCATTAGCATTTGAGTTGGTATCTACTTTAACATAAACATTTTGTACTAATGCTTTTGCCACCGGTGTTGTATCTGTTTTCAATACATTCACATAAACTCTAAGTTTGTTACTCTGCCCGCCAGGTGTTGTTAGTGTGGCTCCTAAATCAATATTCATTGTTGTGGAGCCATTAACTTTGACTGATGAGTTAGCGTTACTAGAGGTTAGGTCAACATACTGTCCTGCTGTTCTATCGTTTCCTGTTCCTAATGTAAATCCATCTTGTGCTATTGCTATAATATTAGCATTTTTAATTGTGTCTGTTAATTCTGTGTTTGTTGTGTCGTAAGGGAATGTTTCATCGCCTGATAATGATAACGTTACAGTAGCCGTGCTTGATAACTGAACATCAAACTCTTTTGTATATTGATACGTTGTATCGTATGTTCCGCCTGATGCAGCCTTTAATGTTTTAATATGGTTGTAAGGCATGGCAAACAACATTTTATTTGCTGATGATTCTTTGAGTGTTGCTTTGCTAGCAGTTAATACTGTATTAGCTACACCATCAACGGCCGTGCTCTCAAATCTAACACCTTTAATATCACCAAATTCGCCACTAACTAAATATATGTCATACAAATATAATCTATATACTGCTGCTGTTGCTCCTGGTGTTCCACTTTTATAAACAACGTGTCGAGCCTTTGCTGTTCCTATTTTTGTTCCTGCTGCTGATGTTGCGCCGTTTTGTACGGTGTCATATAAATCTATTGTTCCACCACCATCTATATCCCAAAAGCCTGATACATATGATATTTCAGTATAGTTACCAAAAGAAGTTGATATTGGCATACCATCTTTAACTACTATACCTTCAGGTTTTCTTATAACCAAACGTTTAGTTGATTGTAATGATCGCTTATAGCCGCCTACGTATGCTGTTCCTGGTGCAATACCCAATACAAGCCCGTCTCTATTTCCGCTCGAAGCAACTGGGTAAACACCACCGTTGGTGTTCTCTGCGTTTTGTAAATGCTCTCTAACATCTACTGTCATTCCGCCTACTGTATAATTACCTGATTCGTCGTAAGTTCTATTTGCTAGAACTTGTCCCACACCTGAGAGTGGATTGTCTTTAACTTTGTTTCTAACAATACCACCATCTTGGATTCTCAGATATAAGTACCAATTATCAGGGGGTGTAAAGTCTGGATGGAAACATCTTAGATTAACTGTAATTTTTAATCTATCCGCTCCTGGAGCGTTGTAGTTATAAGACCCTTGTGCAGGATCTAATAAAGTTGAGTCTGTTGCTGATGTAACAGCTGTTTCTGTTAATTGAAAACCAATCATCTTTCCATTAAACTTAGACCATCTATCTTGTAAAACTCGTATTTTTTCTGTTTTAAGAAAATGTCCGTTCGCATATATAATGCCGGGGCCTAAATTTAATTCTTGTGTCCTACCAAAGTAATTAGATTGTTCGTTTGTTGTTGTTCCTGTATGAACAAGAAATGTATCACCATTTCTTGAGGCGGTATCTGACGTTACTGTTAAGGTTTCGCCTGTTGTGAAATGATCGTAAGTAGTAGATGATGTATTATAATTAAAATATAACTGTTTTGTTACCGGTGCATTGCCTTCAGTTCCTATTTCAGTAGATGCTATTACTGCTACTAAACCAGAAGTAGCACCTGTTATTGTATCACCAGCATAATTTAGTAGAGTTGAATTATCAACAGCAACCGAGGAGGCGTCTGTGTCTTTAATTTTAATCCAATCTCTTGCTAATATTGATTCTGCACACCCTGTAACTACCGCTCCTTCTTGAATTACAAATCCAAAACCTTTATCTAATTGATCTTGTAATATTGTTTGTAATTGTGAGAGCTCTCTAGCTTGTACTGCTACACCAGGTTTAAACAGAACTCGATGAAAATGCTTTTCGTCGTTAAAGTCGTCGTAATATGGTGATGCGTTTAAATTTAATGCCATTTTTGTTAAAACCTAATCAATGCTTTTATTTGTTCTACTTGGTCTGTCGATCTTGTAATGGGTGACCTGTTATCTAAGTACACAATTTCGCCGGTTGCATTATCAACTTCCGGACTTGTTACACTATTTATACTCAAACCCGTTAAACTCTTAGTAGTATTTTCCAATGTTGATGAATTTGTAATCAACGGAATCGATGCTGCCAAATAAACTTGTAAATTATCTGTGTCGATTTGTATAACTGTAAATTCACCGCCACCATCTGTTGTAATTATATTATCTACTTCATAATTAGCTGTTTGTCCACTTGCTACTGTAATAATATAACAAGCTGTGCCTGTATTCGTTGTATACGTGACTGCTCCAGGTGTTAATATGTTTTTTATTAATGCAAGCTGTCTAAAATCGTTACCTACTACTAAATCTTTGTTTGTATTATCATCAAATGATACTGTAAGTCCAAGATTATTTGAAAATAATTCTCGAGTTGCGTTAGAACCGTGTCCTCCTTGTGGGGATATAACTGCTCTAGCTGTGGCTCCTGTTCCAGGCGCCGTTGTGTTTGTTATGTTTATTGTTGCGTATGAATAATTTTGTCCAGGATTTGTAACCCTAATACTTGTCAATGCTCCTGTTGTTGCATTAACATAAGCTGCTGCTTCAGATCCTGTGCCGTCACCTGTAACTGAAACTACAACATCACCAGTTGCATAATCTTGTCCGCCTGTTGTGAGAACTATTCTATCTACTGTTCCTGCTACTGCTGCGCCTTCTACTGCACTTTGTAATGCTGGTAAACTGTCTGCGTCACCTAACAATACCAATCCGGCAGCGTTTACTCCTCCACCACCTGTAAAAGCAACAAAGGCAAAACTGTAACCACTACCAGAAGAAGTTACTGTTACCCCTGTAACGGCTCCCCCTGCTATTGTAGCTGTGCCTGTTGCTCCTGTACCATCACCAACAATAGCAGCAGTTGGAATAGAAGTATATCCTGATCCGCCCGCTGATATTGTAACGCTGTCAACCTCTCCGTTGACATCGTGTGTTGGGTTTCCTGTTATTTTTCTAACAGGAATATAATCTGCGTCTAAAAATTTATTTTGATCGGAAGCTGATATTTGAAACATGAACTTCCAATTATAACTATCTGCTAATTCAAACACAGAAGTTCCTGTGCTTGTTGGTTTTTCCGTAGAAGTACCATTAATATTATTAGATATACATTTATAAACCTTAAACTCATCGGTAAGCACAAAGAAATTAGCTTCCGCTAAACTTTGCGCTCCCGAATTCGATTGATTCACTGCCGAATATGTATCATCATATTCGTCGTATATTGTGCCGGATACCCAGTCATTTCTATCTGATAACATACAGATATCTGCTGAATCTATCCGTTGCGTAAACATCATACTACGTCTAAACTCTGATACATAAGCATCAGAGTCAATAGGAGTTTCTGGAACAGTATCATCTGTCCAGGGTGTTGTCCTGCCTACAGCAAAGTGGAAATAGTCATTATTATTTTTTATATCTCTATAAAAAGATCTTGCTAATTCTACCCTGCCTAGTCTTCGTAATACGAGTGCCATTTATTTCTCTATTAAGAAATTGTTACTGTCCAAGTAATTGTCATTGAATCTGACGCGCCTTTATTTACTACTGAGAATACTGTTCTGCATAAAAGAGTACCACTAGAAGCTGCATTTAATATGCCTGCTTCTGTAATAGCTCCGGTGCCTGTGCCTGCTGCAAATGAGCAAACATAAGCGACTGCATTAGTTGTAACTACCGTAGAGGTAAGTCCAACACGAGCTGCTTCTGTTCCGAGAGCTGAGTCTCCGGAAGCTGCTGCTGTTGTTCCTGTACCTATAGCCATGTGTGACATAGCTGTTGCTGTAGCATCCTTCATTCTAGATGCTATAAAGGCTAGGCCATCGTCAACAACTAGGTTTTCTAATTCCCTAGTTTCTTTGACGTTGCCCTTTTTGTCTTTGATTTCAACTGTAAGCTTACCTGTAGCTTTAGTTTTATCTGTTTTAAACATTTTTTATCTCCTAATCTATATGTTTATTATTATGTAAACGACCAACTTTCACCTACATAATCCTCACTTAAATAAGTGGGGTCTACATAGTCCTGCATTCGACCAGCTCCTATGTCTGTTGCACTTGAGCTATCTGCTATTGCTGGTTTACTCAGTGCTTGAGCTGCTGATTCTGTTGCAGAAGGTGTTTCGGTTATTCCTTTACTTGTATTTATACTGTTTATGGCATCAGAATTGGAAGTTGTTTCAGATTTGTTTAATCCAAATGTCCAAACTGCGCTATCTGTTACCGTTTGTGATTCTGTTAATGCTTGACTAAATAATATTGCTGGACTATCTGCTGCTGTTCCTGTGTCTGTGTATGCATCAAACCTACCTATTGTAATAGTATCTGCAACTGTGGGCGTATCTGCGAACGCTCTTGCGTATGCTGCAACCACTGTCGACACATCTGTAACTGTAGCAGAATGTGCTAAAGGCTTATTAAGGTGCCAATAGAACTGATGATCCCCAATATTATAGTTGTCAATATCAACTCCATCGCTGGAATCGTTCCAATAAGCGGAGTTCGGTGATCCGCCATCTCCTAAAACAACATACGGTTGGCCAATATCCTGATCTGTAGCTAATGCTGTGTCAGTGAATGTCCCAGGAACAAAAGCCTTGGCTATTGCTTCTGTTACTGTACCTGTGTCTGTCTTTGTTATTTCAAAGAATTTAACTACTATTTCAGATGTGCTTACTGTATCTGTTGTTAAGAATTTATAGAACGTGTATCCAGTTGATGTAACTGAGAATGCAACATTGTAATCAACCACACTTCTTACAATAAGATCTCCAAACACTTGCATTCCTGCAGGGTGAACTGTATCTCTTATTGCTCTGTCCCAAGTTGTCTGTTCTACAGCCGACCTAATAACATAAGCGTATGGTTGATATCGTTTGTTGTCTTGTAATACATTGACATCGGATAATTTTCCTCTGTCATCTTTCCACTTACCTTCATATTCAAATAAGTATCCTGTACAAATTTCTATTGTAGCTGCTTCACCTATTGGTGAAGTTATTACAATCTGTGCACAGTCTGCTTCGAAGCCTGAGCCGGCGTTAATGATTTGGAATGTTGTTGGCAGGCCTGCTGTTGAAATAGATGTAACTCTTATATAAGCGTTATTTTGTCCGCCTATAAAAGTATAATTGTCTGCCGAGCTTGTATGAACATAAAAATATCCTCCACCTGAGCCATTAGTTCCATCTCCTGCTATTGCATACCCCTTTCCATCGTCTCCTGATTCATTAATTTTGTAAATTTGTCCTACTTTAAACCCTGCATCTGATGCTGAACCTGCATAAGACACATATTTAACTGAGGTTAATTGTCTAACTAAGTATCCATAGATATCTGATTGTGCGTTTCCCGCACCATCATCAACAACAAAGGATCTTATATCTGTGGGTGCAGTATCTGTAACTATATTAATCCCTGCAAGAGTATATCCTGAACCTGCTGCAGTAATTGTAATTGCTGTTATTTTTCCATCTGTTAATGTAGGTGTTGCTGTAGCTCCTGTGCCATCTCCATATATTGTTATACCAGGTATTGCGTGATAATCAGCTCCTCCATCATTAACAGTTGCACTTATTATTTTTCCTACATTAGGCGATACTGTTCCTATTATGGGTGTTGCAGCTGCGCCTGCTCCTGGGCCTTTGACTTCAGTTGTTGCTTCATCAAATTTAAGGATAAGGTCAAATCTTTGTAGTGTTAGACCATTTGTTTGGTATGTGTTCTTTTCTACTCTAGTTACTGTTGCGTTTTGTGTGTTTAAAGCCGTAACTGAGCCTGTTGATTGATAGTATCTAATATCAATCTTTTTGCCTTGTAGTGTTAAAGGCTCTAATGTTCCTCCATGTTCTGATTCTTGCAGTTTAACTGCTTGTTCAACACTATAAAAAGCATCTGAAGGTTTTAAGATATATCTACTAGGGTATTGTACTTCAACATTCTCGCCGTACAATAACCTAAAAAATGTTTCTATTGATTCCTTATTACCTTTGGCTTCATAAAAGTCTTTAGCTCTTTTATAAAAGAAACGTCTGTCTACTTTTATACTCTTAGGGAAATCATTTGCAAGAGCTCCACGCCATTTATCTAAAAAAGCTTCTTGTGCATAGTCTATATCATTACTGTAATTTACTATTTCATCACTTTGCTTAGCATCTTGATCCATGAATTCATAATACTTTTTAAGGAAAGTAACGAACGTAGGGAAATCATCTCTTATATGTTCTGGGAATTGTTCTTCTATTAAGAAAGAAGTGTTCCTTGTTTCTGTTTTAATATCACCTTGAGCTGCATCTAATACTGCTGATGCTGCTGCACCTGTTGCTGAGGTATCAGTGGCATGTGGTGTTATTGTAACGGTTGGGGTGGATGTAAAGCCTGTTCCAATGCTTGTAACTGTAATTGTTGTAATAACCCCACTAGACACCACCGCTGTTGCAATGGCTCCTGTACCGCCGCCGCCTGTGATTGCTATCGTAGGTATATTATTATATCCCGTTCCACCGTTTGTAACAGTTATAGATGAAACGTATCTATAAAATGATGGGATATAGTCTGTCATTAGATCTCTTCGACTTCAGGGGTTGCTGTTATTACTGTGCCCGATCTTGAATTTATTATTGAGCTTACCACACTATCATCTAGTGTTAATACTGTATTTCTTGAGGGTTTAGCAACGACTGCCGCTGTAGAAGTATCTGAGGTTCTAATTAGTGCTTGTGTTGTTATGTCCTTTACAGAATCATGAGGGGTGACTTGTATTCTTAATGTTGCTTCTGTTCCATATAATTTGTTTATTGTTGTTGAAGGAATACTTACTGTCCCTGCATCGTAGTCTATTGTGCCTATAGCTGCTACAACCGTTCCTGAACCGGTGACTGCATTAACAGTTCCTGATCCACTATACAATGGTGCCACTACACCTGCTGCTGGAACATCTTGTAATAAGACTTTGGTTGTTACTACACCTATTGTAACATCAAAATATGTGCTTGTAAGTTCTCTTGGTTGTAACTTCTGATTAAATTTAACCGTATAGTTTTTAGGTACAAGTAAATCAGGTTTAATTCTTTTTTGTAATCTGGATTGTATGTTTAGAGATATTATTGCATCGTTAGATGATTTAATAGTGTCGTGTATTCTTGAATAATAAAAACTCTTGTTCAATTTATTTAAGCTATTATTAAAATAAGAGTTTATATTAAGTAATGCCACTTCTTCTATTTGTCCTTTTGCTAGTGTTGTTAATTTAGGATTATATACTATTCCCACATCTAAAGAAACGTATGTGTACTCTGGATCTACAAACTCAGGAATAATTGATACCGGAGTTTTAGGTTCTATAACAGCAGTTTTAATATTATCTTTATCTGATTCTGTTATAAATGATCCTAATATAGGATTAAGTGATATAAACACTTTACCGTATATGGGCGGATCGTTTTTCTCTCCGCCCCAAACAGAACATGATTGTATATTAGGATTACTTGCTAATATAAGTGTTTCGTAGTCTTGTTCTGTAACTGCTCTGTCTCTTGTTGCATTAAATCGAGGAGCATTAAATCTAATTTCATCTATGCCTTCTTGAGTAGCGCCGCCTGAGGCTGCTGAATAAACTGTGTTATTAACTACCTCTCCTGCTGTGGCAAGAGTTGACACTGCTGCAAAGCTATTAGCAGTGTTTGCTATAGTTCCGTTTGTGTTTATATAATCAAGTAATACAACATTTCCATTAGATAATTTTTTACCTATTGTATCATCACCAAACCTTATTTGGAATAAGCCATCTGCTCCTTCTTCTATAAAAAACGCTTTGGTATCTGATTTAACATTTAAAAATGTTGTATTAAAAGTATAAACTGTCGTAGTCAAATCTGTTGTTGAGTTTTGTACTCTAACTCTTAATGTAGATGTATCTATTCTATTATTAGGTATTACAAAAGGTCCTGCCTCTCTACCTGTTGATACCACAAATTGATTTGCTACTCTTAATCCTTCTTTAATATTTAACCCTGCAAAAACAAATTGTGTTTTGCTTTCTGAAGATGCCACTTGGCCTGTGTACATTCCATAAGTTAACCCTGAGGAGATTGTTGTATTTTCTCCTGTAGAAATTTGTGTTCCTAAAGATGTTTGTGCTTCTTTTTTACCACTGTTAGGAGCATAAAATGTTACACCACTATATTCTGTAAATGTATAGCTCGTTGATCCTGTTCCGCCTGTGTCCGCTGTATCTGATGCTGACTCTGTTAAGTATATAGGAAAATAATATCCTGCGCCTAGTGTTGCATGTGTTCCATATAACCAATAAGGTCCTGGTCCACCTACTGTCACTGCTTGTGTGGTAGTTGTTCCTGCTGGATAAAATTTGTATGTTGTTCCATTTACTCCTGAGGTAAAAACTGCGTCTCTAGATAATACTAAGGTTGTTGCTGTATAACTAGATGGAACTGTTATTGCTAAATTAATTTTCGCTGCTGAACAACGGCTAGATCTAGGTGTATAACCTAGTGCTTTTGCTATTGATACTACAGATTCCCTCTTAATAGCAGTATCAATGAAGTTTTCATTAGCTAACATGTGTGCTAATATGCCATTATAGTGCGTATTATATGCTAATAAGTCTATTAAAACTGCTAGGCCTGAGCCTTCAAAGTTATAGTCTGCAAATTCTGTTTGACCATTTAAAAAGGTCTTAAGGTTTGCCTTTATATTGTCAAAGTCTAATTCTGTTACGTTTAATTGTGCCATTTATTTACCTCAGCCTCGTAAGACTTAATGATAAGTCTTGTGGTTCGTTGATTCCTTTTACTAAAAATCTTATACTAAAATCATAAGAATTGTTATCATAATCAGGAGTAACTTGAACATTTAATATATCTACTCTTGGTTCAAAATTAAGTATCTGTTGCTCAACCATACGAGCTAAAGTTTGTTCTAGGCCTGGGCGCATTTGTTCAAATAACGCGGCGTAAAGTCTAGATCCAAGCTCTGGATGAAAGGGCCTTTCATATGGTTTTGTTAAAAGCAAGTTCCTTATTGATTGTTTTACAGCATTTACGTCTAATTTTTTGTTTATGTCTCCCGAAAGAGCATTTTTCGTAAATGCCATATCAATGTCTTTATATAACCTTGCTATTCTAAGTGATTGTGTTATTGCCATAATAGTATTTATATCAGGTACCGAAATCTGGTAGTTCTAAATTAATAAATTCTTCAGCTTGTTCTCTAGCTCTTTCGTAAACCTTTATTGTTACTTTGGGTTTACGGTAATCCGGAAGAGGCTCTCCTTTTATTATTGCAGCAGGATCTATATCTGGGAACGAAGTTGGTGTTGCTCTAACTACAACATTAACACCTTCTTCTTCAACATTAGGTATTAACTTACATAAATTATCTAAATCTACAGCTCCGTTTTCTAGCGCTCTTCGTAAATCATCGAAATTTTTAATATCACCTAAATCTAAATTTCCCCAACGCGATTTCATCCACGCTAATTGAGATTCTATTTGAGGTAGAGCTAATGCTCCTAGCATAATAAATTTTAATAAATCTTTAACATCATCATGTAATGTCTTATCTGCTGCAGACAAAACTTTATTTAAAATACTAGGAATCATATTTTCCATTTTACCCAATATGCCATTAACATCTTCTAAAGCATCATTCTTTATTTCATTTAACTTTCCTAATGGTGATGAATTAATAAGAGAATCAAATTTATCCTCAGCAGCTTGAACTTGTGCTGCAAGTTCTTTTAATTTTTCGCTAGGTCCGCAAGCCATTTCTTATCCATTTGGTGTTGAAGTTTCTTGTGTTCCAGGAGTTGGTGAGCTTGATCCGCCTGTTCCAGGTACTTCTGTATGTGTATGTTGAGTATGTGTAATGCCATTAACTGTTATCTCTCCAGCATTGTAAGTAATTGCTGCTGTTGGAGATGTCAATGTATGTGTACCACCTATTGTCTCTGTCTTAGTTGTAGCAACATCTAATATTTGATCTGCTAAAGTTTTAAATGTCATTGTAGAACCAGAACCTACCTCCATTAATCCATTTGCTGCAAGGTAAACATTTCCTCCAGCTAATGCTCTATACGTTCCTCCTGCTGAAATTGTTATATTTTCTTTAACACTTTTATTATCTTTGTTGTATGTTTTATTAATTGTTTGAGCAACAGAATCTGTTCTGTTTTTTGCTATAGTAATTATTTGATTTCCTATTACTGTTTCTGTATCGTCCTTTGCCACGCGGGCTGTTCTGTTTCCTTTAATTGAATGTGTTACGTCTGTTCCAACGACTTTAATATCGTTGCCATTTATTTTTGTAACCCTTGAACCTAGGATTGATAAGAAATAATCTCCTTCTACTTCTTCGTATTTATCTCCCTGTACTAATAGTTTAGCATCTCCTAGTATTGTAACGTTACATGATCCTCTTATAAGAACATTATTTTTACCTGCTACAAGTTCATAATTATCGCCTACAATGTTTGTAACCTTTGTTCCATCATTTTGAATTTCATAGTTTGTACCTGATGGATGGTATTCGTGAATTCTTCTGTTTGTCTCTGTATTGTCTGTTTCAAATACATGGCCTGCTCGAGTCTCTTTAACTGTATTAAATGGATATAATGATGTCCATTCTTTATCCTCTGGTATTCCACTTTCTTTGTTCGCTAATTTTTGTGCTACGTTAAAGTAGTTGGCTTCTTCTTTTGATTTTCCTCTTGGGTGTGGTTCGTCCCATGTTTCCCCTTCATAATCTTTTCCTGATATATCATCTAATATTGCATCGCCAGTTTCTTCTGATACTGACGGGGCTCTTGCTGTGCGTATTTCTGTTTCCCTTTGTTCTCTTCTATTTAATAAAGAGTAGTGTGTTTCTGCTGCTTCATTTCTAGCAAGTCTAGAAATATCAGGTTCACCTATTCCGGCAAATCCTTCATCTGGATCGTCTGGAAGTCTAGGAAACGTATCTGATGGATCCCTAAAGCCATCAGCATCACTGGGTTCAGGTTTTGATGCTGGTTTGCCTGCTATAGTTCCCATGATCATAGGAATTTGTCCGTCTTCGCCGTCTGCAAAGAAACCTATAACAGTTGAACCCCGAAGTAATGAATGATTTTCCATTATTCCGTTGACGCTTGCACTTGTAACAGCATTTATTGGAATTGCGTAAGGTAAATGTTTTACAGGCAAGGTTTTCTTATTCCCTGTATGATATCCTGTAATTCTAACCTTAACTCTACCGGCATAGGTAGGATCATTATTATCTTCAACAATGCCCAACCACCAAATAAAATCTGGTATATTTAATTTACCGTAATTTTTCAGTCCTTCACTCATACTAAATTTGCTCCTACTACTTTATCATCTATTTCACCTAACGATGCTGCTAATCCATTTTTAACTATTTCTAATTTCATTGTGTGTCTTGAGCTATCAAATTTATGTTTAATAGCTGTTATTAAATAGTTACCTGTTAATAAAGGATCAATGAGATCATCATACGTTGCGTCTGTTGGTTTGTCTCCTGCGTTAGGATAAACCATTTTAATAAGTTTTCCAACTTCTATGTCTGTTCTACCAGGTAGATCTATTTCAAAGGTGTAATCATTAAACGAGGCAAAATATTGTTGTCTAAATAAATTGTTAGCTAACAATGCTGGATTAGCTGCTTCTCCACCTTCACCATCTATTAATCCACCTTGCATTCCTGTGAACATGACTTTGTTTAAGTATTTAATATTCACAAATGAATACGGATTACGTGGTATCCCGGCTGGTATTGGAATGCCTGGATCTGTATGAACAAAACTACCAAATTGATCTCTTCCATCTAATGTAACTTCGGCTTGTTCTTTTGTAAACAAATCATAAGCTCTTGTAGATGCTGAATAGTAACCGCTGTCTTGTCCATCTAATATATCAATTGTTCTAGGCAGACTTATCCCTTCTATTTTACTAAAAGAGGTTGGCACTGAATTGGCTAAAAAAGTTTCGCCACCGCCCCTGTGTGGAACATCTAGCCCAGGTGGGGCATAAATAAATTCTTCCCACAACCCTACTTCTAATTGCGTTCCTATTAAATTTTGAAGTGATGTTAAATAAAATGCTTTATTAGATTCATAGAATAAAAAGTCTGAACCTATGTATTTTGCGCCTTGACACTTCCTGCTTATAAATTGCATGTTTTGCATTGGTGTCCAAAAGTTAGAAGTATATTGTATCTTAGAACTGTGTGGGGTGTCGCCTATAATAAAGTCTGTTACATAATTTGGTGAGTCAATACGTCTATATTCTTGTATATGATCTAAATATATTTGTTCTGCTATTAAGTCTGTTGTTTTTCTCTGACTTTCAGGTGTGCCATATCCCTGTGTAATGCTTCTTGCTTGATCACTAATTGCTTCTATTGAACAGAACTTTAATGTGTAAAATTGTTCTCTATCGTTATTAAGGATTCGTTTTTCAATAGCGTAAATCTGAAATGATTTTTCTATTCTATTAGATGGAATATCTTCAAATGTTTTTGTCCGCCATTTGCAAGTTATTATTTCACCCCCCCTGATAGGCCATTTAGTTATTGCATTAACCGCATCTGTAACTAATATAGTTCCCCATAATGTAGGTGAAAAAATATCTTCATACAAATTGAATTCAATAATATACCTAGTGAAGTCATATTCTGTCATGTCCTGCGTGATTATAAAGATCTCATCACAAGCGACATCGCCTGGCATTATAATTTGTTCTACTGTTTCTTCTGCCATTTCATCACTACTTAACTAACCTAAGATATTGGGCTGTTATATCTCTTAAAAATTGTTTATGTAAGAGAAGTATCTGCCTCTTTGAATTATTTAGATCAGTTTCATAATCTAAATTTGTAACAGCCTCATAATCTCCTGAAGCAACTTTACTTGCATCCCAATCTACTATAACTGTTCTGTCTTCTGTCATTACATAATGGTGGACAGCTGTTCTATTACCTTCTCCATATTTGTCATCACAATAAGCAACCAAAGAGTTGGAGCTTAGTGGCCACTCTCTTTTCACGTCCACTATATTATTAGCAATAATAACTAACCAATGATATTTACCAGAGCCATAAAATTTGTCTGCTACTATTTCAGGACTCTCATGATCATTGATATAATACTCTTGCAAGAGGAGTCTATTCTGAAAATACTTATCTAAATGAACTCTACGAAATATATCTGGAACGACTGTTTGTGTGTTACCGTATGGATAATAGATTTTAGGCAATGCTTTAAAATACATATTAGAACCCTTGGGCTATCCTTACTGCTGTTAATGTTTCTAGTTCTGTAAACTGTAATTCCAGAGCCATCTCTGTTGGGATACCGTCTGTACCTTGGAAAGTATTAAACATACCGTCTGGGCCATATGTTGCCTTCACACTTGTTAATGCACAAGAGGATACTTTAGGTAAATAAGGATTTCGTTTCACGATGCCGGACGTTTCATCTAATATTTCAAATTCTATTGAGAATTCTGCCGGATAAATTAAATACATGTCTCCATCAGAGGCCTCTGGGTGCATATGATATTTAAAGGTATCAATTATTTCTAAAACCATTTGGGCTTCTCCTAAATTTCTAGGTGCAAAATTATAATTAAAAGAAAATCTTCTAAACCCCATGCTCTTAAATAATTGTTCTTTATATGGATTCGCTATCTTTTTAGATGTTGCTTCTAATGTAGCTCCAAAGTCTGCGTTACCACCAATTCCTTTAGGTATATTAGCAGCAGCTGATATCATTCCCCTGGCCAGAAATTCTGGTGCCTCTGCCAAATCTTGTAAGTCAAATCTGCCTGAGCCCAGCATCCCCGCTGCTCCTAAACTTGTTTCATCCCAATTGGCTATATATCCTGCTATTACTGATTGAGGTACATGCATTTGAATTGATTTCAATAATCTAATTGTAGAAGTATTTTTAGAAACTATTGCTCCTAGTCCCATTCCTATCAGGCCCCCAGCTATTGTAGTAAGCAGTTTAGCCCCTTTGCTAGCTCCTGCGGTTGTTACTGCCCCACCTGTAATCCCTGCTGCCATACCTAAAGCTCCTGCTAGCAGGCCTGCGCCCTTCATTGCATTCTCATAATTTTCAGCTTTTGCTCTATTTTCTTGTGTGTAGTCTTTATTATACTCCGCATTTGCTTCTAGAAGGGCGGTTTTGTCGTAGCCCTCTCCATGAGCTTTTTCTGCCGCTACAGAAGTTTGCCTAGCGTTTATATAAAAATGAACACCATGTGGTTGACTCAAGGTATAAAGCTCTTGAGGATATTGTAAAGTTTGTCCGTTGTTAAATCCTGGATTTTTATCGGCGAGGCCAAAAGAGGTTTTCTTCGCTTGTTGTTCGTCTATTAACCCGTCATCACGATCGTCAACGGTCGTTTCCATTCTTGCATCTATTATGTTCTTTTTAGCAGCAGCTGCTTTAACTGATGCTTGTTCTGGGGTTATTGTCCCCCATGGATGATACAATGCATGTGCCATATAAATACTCTTAGTTATGTTATACACTTATTTATATGGTTTACGCCAAAGAAATATATAAAGGCAAGTTTATTCCTCGAAACCCAATGAAGTATCTCGGGGACTTAAAATCTATTGTCTACAGATCTAGTTATGAATTAAAATTTATGAACTGGTGTGATCTGAACGAATCAGTTAAAGGGTGGGCATCAGAAGAAGTAGCGATTCCATATCGTAACCCACTAGACAATAAGGTACACAGATATATGGTAGACTTTTATATAGAGGTAGACAAGAAAAAGTATCTTATTGAAGTAAAGCCCGAAAGATTTACAAAACCTCCCGAAACACAGAAGAGAAAAACCAAAAGATACATACAAGAAGTAGCTCAATACGGAGTTAATGAGGCTAAATGGAAAAGTGCTAAAGAATTTTGTAAAAAACAAAACATGGAATTTATGATTATAACTGAAAAAGAATTGGGTATCTAATATAAATACTATTATGGCAACACCATTCACAGACATTAGACTAGAAGCAGGAGACAAAGAACGTTCTGCTAATTGGTATATGAAAACTGTTCGTAATGTAGCGAGCGGATTAAATCAACCCAATGAAGTGTTTGGTTCAGACTTAGGAGACTACGCAACAAGATTAGATATAGGTCAAATGTATGCTTTTAGATATGATCCTAAACACAAGGCAACATTACCATATTATGATATGTTTCCTTTAGTTATAATATCTGAACCTTTGCCAACAGGATTCAGTGGTATTAATTTACATTATATTCCGCCCTTAGTAAGGGCTAGATTACTAGGCAAACTTATGGATGCCTCAGATTTAGATATAGATGTAAAAAGTAAATTAAATTCAAAATGGGGCTTTATAAGGAATTTTAGCAGATACCCAGAAGTAAGAGGCTCTGTTAAAAAATATTTAACAAGTCAGATTTCAGGTAGGATGTATAAAGTAAATCCAGTACATTGGAAGTCAGCAATCTTTTTAGACACACAACAATTTGTTGGTGCCCAGGCTGAACATATATACAGACAGAGTGCAAAAAAACCTGAACGTAAGAGGAGACAGTTATAATGGCATTAAAGAAATTTGACAGAAATACAGAGACACTAACAGGCTTAACGACCCGCACCAGAGGCAAAGCTAATAAAGATAAAGAGCCGCAAGTTTCTTTTAGAGAACATATAAAGAAAACACAATTAGCTCGAACTGAAAGGTTTGAATGTATTTTTGAGTTTCCAGCTTCTATGAGAGATGTTTGGAGCGAGCTCCAAGCAGATAGTGATAAGCCATCAGGGATGGATTTAAGATTAGAATCAACTATAATGTGCGAAGAAGTACAGATACCTGGTATGGTATTACAAAACAAAGAAGTTTCTATAGGCACCTGGCAATTTATGAGAAATTCAAACGTTGCTTTTTTAGGAAACGAAATCAACTTTACGTTTCTAACAGATGCAGAGTGGAAATTAAGACATGTGTTTGAGGCTTGGATAGGGCATTGTGTTAATCCTCGATCTAAAAAGGTTGCGTTTCCAGACGATCAATTTGGCCAGGTATGGATTAATATGCTGAACATGAATGACGACGTACAAACAACCTGGTTGATGCACGAAGTTACACCTAAAGTATTAAACTTGGTACCACTAGCAACAGGTGCCACCAGCTTTGCGAGGACTACTTTAATTATATCCTCAGCATACTGGGAATCTAAAACAGTTGCAATTGATTTAAATGAGGAAGCAAAGGTTACCAAAGGAACTAACAAATCAACGCCAGATCCACAATACTTTGGCGCCGATACCCAATGGGGCCCATTTGGAGGATCATAATAATATAATGGAGAAAATATATGACATTACCTAGAATAGAAACACCAATGTTTGAAGGCAATTTGGCCTCAACAGGAGAGACTATTAAGTTCAGGCCTTTCCTAGTTAAGGAAGAAAAAATTCTTATGTTGGCAAGTGCGGGAGGAGAATTTAAAGAGATGGTTAACGCCTGTGCTCAAATCGTAACAAACTGTTGCGACGGAAAAATTGAAGGACACGAACTCGCAATGTTTGATTTACAAGACTTATTTCTTAAAATAAGATCTAAGTCTGTAGGTGAAACAGCTGACTTTACACTTACCTGTGGTAAATGTAAAAAGACAACACCTTATGAATTAGAGCTTGATAAAATAAAAGTTGTGGGTTTAGAAAACCCGCCCGATAAATTCATTAAAATAAATGAAGATATGGGTGTACAATTACAATGGCCTACTGCTTTAGTAGCAGCAGAAATAGAAGAGCTAACCGATGATGAATTGGTTGCTAAATGTATTGATTATGTTGTTGATGGGGAAGAGACATTTAGCGTTGCAAACGAAACTCCTGAAGAGATTGGCTCCTTTGTAGAAGATCTTCCAATTGATGTTATGGATAAGATGAGAGCCTTTTTTCAACAAATGCCTCGTATAGAACACATTGTAGAATATAAATGTCCACATTGTGAAACCGAAAATAAAATTAATATTAACGGGTACGAACATTTTTTCGGTTAACTCTGTCCTCGGAGAGTCTTGGAAATTTTTACAGGACTAATTTCTTGCTTATGCAGGAACATCAGTATAGTTTAACGGAGCTAGAAAACATGATGCCGTGGGAGAGAGAAGTTTACGTTTCAATGCTAGTACAGCATTTGAAGAAGAAAGCAGAAAAAAAGAGAGAACAACAACAGAATCAAAAGTGGCAATAAATGGTAGATATACCCGAAGACACAAAATCAAGAGCATTATTAAATCAGCTTACTGATCTAATAGATAAGCTTAAAACGACAGATGCGCGCGACAAGAGCGGAGGCTTTGGAGTCGGTGTCAATGATGTAACGAACTCAGGTGATTTTAAGGAATTAACAGCATTAGTCGAAGAGAATCACGGAATAATTACCGAAGATACCGATATTCTAAAGAAAGATGCTACAACCAATAAGGTAGCTAACCAATTACAAATTGCCAAAGAAATAATAAACATAACGCAGCAAAAGACTGCCAAAGTATTCTTCGATCAACAAAGAAAACATAACCAAGGCGCAAAATATTCTCGTATAAGAATAGAAGACCAAAATGCTCAGATCATAGCACAAAATGAGCTCATCATTGAATCCATTCCACGAATAATAGAGGCAGTGGAGGGAGGGGCCGGCACTCCACAGGGGCCTGATCCAGACATACCACCTGGCAGAAAGAAAGGATTTAAAGGTGCAAACCAAAAAGGTGAATATTGGACAGATACATCTAGAGTAAGAAACGAACCACAATACAAAGATCCTAAAACTGGCAGGTTTGCAAAAGCCCCAGAAGGTTGGGAGCCTGAGGCTAGCACCGAAGCTGAACCTGAACCTGTACCTAAAATAGAAACACCATTAGGAAAAGTTAATGCAAAACAATCGTGGAAGAAAGCAAGGGCAAATTTTCCGAAGAGAGGACCAGGAATACCGGGTGATCCGACAGTTTTCCATAAGCCAGGTGAGCAAGCTGTTGATTTTGAAGATAAAGTTTATAATGAACAAGCAGAGCGCTGGATAGATCCCGAAACAGGCCGGTTTGCAAAAGAACCAGGAGAAGCAATTGCAGCAATAGCTGGAGACGCTAGAGCTGGCATGGGTTATGCCGGTGGTACATTAGACAGAGGCGCTTCTGAGGCATCTAGAGGCGCAGCAGTTTTAAGTAAAAATATGGGAGCAAATGCTCCAGCCATACAAAAAGGTATGGAAGCGCTTGAGAAAGCAGATAAAGAACAAGCAGCTGCCGCACAAAAAGAATTAACAAACCTTGCCAAAATGATGACTGCTCGTGCTCTGGGTGAAAAATATGGCGACCAAAACGTTTCTATAGAAGATGTTAGAGTTCAGTCGAAAAGAGTTCAAGGAGTAATGGGATCACAAGGAGAGGTTGGTGCAAAACTTGTTGAAGATTTAGGCCTACGAGACGTAGATTCGTCATTGTCAGAAAGAGGTTTCACCACAGCAGTAAAGAATTTCGCTGGTGTTGACTCCGGTGCAGGATTTGGAAAAGGTTTAAGACAAGCATTTACAGCTGAAAGAATGTTTGGAAAAGATAGTAAAATAGCCTCCGCGTGGAATCTGGGTGAACGAGCTATAGCAGGTACCGGTAATGTTATCGGTGGAATGTTTGGAATGAAAAAGAAATTTGATTCTCGTACAATAGAAGATCGAGTGGCTGATGAAAAGGCTGAACAACAATTAGCAACAGAAGCACAACAAAAGGGATTCCAAGGCGCGACAGGAGAAAAAGGCCTAGACATATTACAAAGAGATGAAACTGCTCAGGAACTAGAGGCAGATGCAGGTGAAGATAAACCAGTTAAAGAAGCCGGCAAGAAAAAAGATAAAAGAACAGGTCAAGATACAGAATCATTTCAAGAGAAACAGCTAGAAGTATTAATAGAGATTAGAAATATATTAGAAAGGGGGGCCGGTGGCCGTGGTGGCGGAGGAATTGCAGGAACAGCGGCAAAGGTTGGTATAGGCGCAGGACTTTGGGCCGGGGCGAAAAAATTGGGAGGCAAAGCCGGTACTGCTCTTAAAGGAGTTGGGCCAGCGAGCCAAGCCTTTGCTCAAGGCACCGGCGGTGGAATAATGAAACAAGGTCTTAGAGGCCTAACAAGATTTGGTGGCGCTATTGCTGGTGTTGGCATGGGTGTTTATGAAGGTGTAACAGGCTTTAGAGATGCTGAGGCAAGAGCAGATGCAGGTGAATTAACAGCAGAAGAAGAACAAATAGCAAAAGGCGAAGCTATAGGAGGAGGTACCGGTGGAGCAAGTGGTGCCATAGCAGGCGCAGCTGCTGGAGCAGCAATTGGATCGATTGTTCCTGTTATAGGTACAGCAATTGGTGGCCTTGTTGGTGGAGCGGTAGGTTACTTTGCAGGCAGATGGGCAGGCAAAAAAGCAGGTGGAGCAATCGCAGATGCAATTCCTGTTAGTGCAGAACAATTAGCAGAATCAAATGAACTAGCTGAAACTACACTAGAAAATGTTGGAGAGAGAGACCCCGCGTTAGTTGCAACAATACGACAAGAAGCCAAACAAATAGAAGCACAGATGTTAGAAGAGGCAGGTGATGAAGTTTCAGACGATGATAAAGCTGCCATTACAAATGCTGGCCTTGTAAAAGCAATACAAAATCATACAGCAGAAATTGATGCCCTTCCAGAACCAACTGATGCTACACAATCTCCAGGAGCAAAGAAATGGGATAAACAAGCTGGCTTGGTTGCCGCTGGTGCTGACTTGGATGATGAAGATCCTGATGATATTGATTTGAAGAATGATCTTACAAGAGGTGGAGCAGTAGGCATTGCGAGGGATATGGGATTTACTAATGAAGAAATCGCTTCCCCAGGCGGCCCACTCCGCGATTATCAGATGACTTCAGGAATTGGATCCAAGCTTGGAGAAAATGGATATTTTTACGGTTCACAAATAACAAGGCTAGGTGGCCAGGATGTTAGTCAAGAACAGAGAGATAAATTCGGCATTCAGAAGAAGTTTAGGGATTCATCTCCCGATGCACTATATGATGAAACAACATGGGGCGATTGGGGCAAGTCACCAGAGGCACTCGCTAGCCTTAACCAGGGAATAGATTTTAAAACTCCAACACCCATTGGTAAAAAGCGTGGTGCTGATAGTAATTTGATGCCATTAAATAGAGTGGATGCCTTTTCCAACACTGATAAACTAGGAATGCCATTAAACAAAGGAAGAGATAAACGTGGTGGAGACAAAACTAGAGAGTTCATGACTACAAGAAGAACTCAAAAAATAAGTGGAACCTTTTCAGAAAGGGATCTGGCCAGAGACAATCCAGAAGCTTATAAAGAATTTCAAGAAATTAAAAAGAAATATAGAGGCGATAGAATGGCAAGCACAAAGGCCATTAATGAATGGGGCCGAATGGGAAGAACAGAAGGATTCTCGAACATTGAAAGATCTCAAGACGGACAAATTGTTCCTGAAGGCCAAGAGATGGATGATTTATCAGGGTCTCTTGAACCAATAACATTGCCCACAGGAGATGCTATTGATAATATGACTGATCTTGCAGCTCAAACAACAGCAGAGACACCCGCAACCGTAGTAGTGGCAAATCAACTAGCGCCCGCTCCAGCACCAAGTGACGACGGACCTAATATTGCTTTGTTGCCTACTAGGGTTAGGACCTCAGATAGTGTATGGCAAAGATACCAAGACAAACGTTTTAGAGTCTAGCTACTCTGTCTGACAGGCGTATTGCTCTATTACCTACTTGCCTAGCCCACCTACTATCTAACATTTCCAAAGCGGCAAGGGGCCAATGATGGTTTTCTAAGTGGCCAATAAACTTTTTAAATTTGCCTAACCTAGGCCTTCCTAAATTAAACATCATATTAACAAGAACTTCCTGTAGTTCATCAGGAAAATTATTCCAACGAGATTCAAATAATATCTCACATTCAGATATCATCGTATTTAAATCTTGTTCAAAAACCTCTCGAACTCTTTCTTCAGATATATCATAGCCTATCGGAAGTCCATCTTCGTCATCATCTTTTGTAATCAAATGTCCTACTCCAAAGGTTAAAAATCCTAAAGAGTCTTCGTATATACCATAGAAGACGCCTTCATCAATTTTTAATTGTTCGTAAACATTATCTTTGTTTTTTATATTCATTTTTATATCCTAACATTAAGTCGGGTTTGAGAAAACACAATGTAATACTGATCCTTAGTTTCTCGTATTTATCATTATCCGGATCGGGATAGCTTTTGTTGCGTCCTGTTGAATCATCTTTCTTATATATGTAAGAGTCTGCTCCAGGTACTTCGTGCTCTAACCAGCCAGGCCAGATCATTAAGTCTCCTGTCTTAGGTTTTAATACCTGTTCACCTGGAACCTTAGAAGTTCCTGGTATAGTATTTGTGATTAAACTGTTTAACGGCGACCTGAGAGCTACTGGAGAATGTTCTTCTTCATGTTGTACATAATACGTGGCAATCAAACAATACTGCGCATGATGGTGCCAAGGATAGTTGTCTTGTTCATCAAAGACGCTATACCAGGCTTGTACTGGCCAGGTTTCTTCTAACTGGTCTATCCATTTGTAATCTGTTAGTTCTTTAAAATAGGAAAGAGCATGTTGGTGTACGATTTCTTTTAGTTCTCCCCAACCATCGACACCATCCATTGAATCTAAACCTTTATCAACAGAATGATTTCCTTCACTATCATACACTCCTCCTAGCTTTCTCCACTGTCTTCCTTTTATAGGTTGGCCTTCTAGATAGTATGCTTTGTCATCATATAACTTTGTAATAGATGTAACGAGTCTTTCTTGTAAGTGTGCCGCTATATCTTTTTCCCAGTAAATTACTGTTGGAAACAAATCAATCATATTTAGCCTTTATTATTTCTAAACACTCTTCATAGGTTTTACTTTGTATTGATACTTTAAAGAGATGTCTTGTAGTTATTGGTGGCATAACACCGTGCCAATGCTGCACGTTTATTAAAGCAGTTTCATAATGCTCATCAATGTCTGAATCTATTCCTTCCATATTATTATCATGTTGCTCTACACGAAAAGTTATAGGGTCTGGATTTTCATCTAGTAAAACATTAACAGAACATTCTGTTTTTCTGTCTTGGTGAAAAGGAAAACGATAACCAGCTTTTTGTATGTAAAATATTGGTGTGCCATCCCAGGCAGGCAAATCTAAAACTTTACTAAAATACTCTGCAACTTGTTTAGCATATCTTTGCGTTGTAAGTTTAATCAGTAAGAAGTCTAATTGAATTTTTGTTTTAGGATCAATGAAAGGTTTAAATTCATCACGCTGCAATTCTTTTAAAAGCCGTTCTTTGTTTACTCCAAAATCAAATCTATGTATCATTGTAATAAGGGGATTATGTATTTACCTGATACATCTCTTGGACCCATAATTAATTTACTTGGGTTCTCATGATGGTTCTTGTGGTAATCCTCTCCTCCTAAAAATATGTTAGATATCCAACCTAAGTTTGTTGGTTTGCCTTCCTTATGTCCGTTCCAATTTAAGTGCATTGTAAGTATCCAGCTCCAGCTAAACATAAATGCTAACCACACTATCAACCAAGGGCTGATTATTCCTAATATTATTACCGTTACTATGTATAGGTTCCAATAATGTTTTGTCAAGTAAACGGCATCTTTATTCGTAGCGTAATTCCTCATAAAGATAGGTCGTGGAGATTCATACTGGCCAAAGAAAAATCTTACAAAGCCTATTTCCTTAGGGTTATGAGGATCTCCTTTCTTATCACTATATCTATGATGGTTCAAGTGCGCATGTACATAATGTCCAGGGGGTGTTAACCCAGACAATACCATACAAGAAAGCATTAACTTTCTTCCTAAGTATGAGGGTGTAAATTGATCGTGTGTTAACCAACGATGGTATCCTATGTTGCCTACCCTGGCTACTGAGACTGCCATGACAAAACCTATTACAATTTGCCATATAGGTAACGTGGTTATAACATAAGGAACCCCTAGTATGGTTATCGCGAACAATAATGTAACCCGAATAACTGTCCAATCACTAAACTTCATACCACTATTTATGTCAAAAAGAAGCCCTCCTAAGAGGGCTCCAAAACTTTGAAAGTTTAGTCTTCAGCCAGGGATTTAAAATAAGACAAAGTTTCATCTTCGTCGTCATTGTTGGTTGAAGGTTCTGGTGCTGCTTGAACGCTTTTCACTGTTTCCATAAAATGATCGTCTGCTGCATCATTCGTAATTTGAGAGATCTGTTCAGCCGTTGCGACTTTAGGACCACCCGAAAGAACTAAATCTAATTTAGCTTTAAGCTCTTCATAGGTTTTGAATTCGCTTGGTCCAACCTTCTCTTGTAAAGAATGTTGTTTAGCCCAAACTTCTTCAATTTTCTCTTCACTACTATCAATAGGTGAGGCTTTGTCAAATTCACTCTTATCATAATTACGATAGCCTTCTACCTGTCGAATTTTTAATTTGAAGTTCGCTCCTTCCCAAAAGTCAAAAGGATTGACTGGGTTTTCGTCTTCAAATTGTGGTTGCATAACATCTTTAATCTTGTCAAAGATTTTCTTGCCAAATTTGTAGTAATATACATTACCTACCGTATCTGGATTGGATTTGTCTTCAACGACTAGAATGTTAGCCCAATAATTAAGGCGCCTCTTTTGCTTACGGGCAATATCCTTATTTGCTTCAACACCAGAATTCCAAAGTTCCGAATTTAATTCCGAAGCAGGGTCTTGTTTGTTTAAAGTTGTAAGTGAATTTTCGATATACCATTTCCCGGTTGGTCCTTGGAATCCATGATTCCACATTCTAACCCAGGGCATATCTTCGCCTTGAGGTGCAGGCAAGAATCTAATAACGGCATAACCGTTACCTACCTTGTCTACTGTTGCTTTCCATTCCCGCTCATCTTGTTTTTTAAAAGATTGGGGATTTGAGATTTTTTCGACTTCTTTCATTAAGTTGTCGAAGTTGCCTCTTTGTTTTCTGAGGTCTGAAAGTGTATTAAACGACATATAGTTCTCCTTTGTATTGCGTTGTATTACGTTATATTTTTGTATTAGAACTATTTCTAGTCCTAGCAATTATATTTATAAGGGTTCGATGCTTATTCAATAGTGTTATGGTATTTTTCGTTATAAACGGACCATACTTTTTAACCAATAAACATGTATCTTTTAATATCAAATCATCTTTATAATCATCAATAAAATCTAATCCTTTGTTTAATATAACCACAGTTTCAAGTGTTATTTTTCTACCTAATAACAATCTTAATATTAGAGGATGCTGTTCACCTGTTGTAGCATCTTCTATATTATCCTTTTCCATTCTTAATTGAATGGTATTTAAATCTTGTTCAAATGTATATGCTAATTTTTCTTTATTAGCTTTCCACCTTTTATGTGTTTCCATTGCTTCAACATCAAACATGCCTCCCCAACGATCTCCTGATACAAAATTGGCAACAAGGATATCTATTATTTCTTGTCTTCTAAAATCCCTGGCCAACTTACGAAGAACAGGTAAGTCCTTACGTTTTAAAAATGTTTCTCTTTTTCCTTTAGCTGCATATTTGTACTTAGTTATGTCATAGGACTCTGTTGTAAAATGTAATTTAAGAGATAAATAAATTTTATAAACGTCAAACGGGTCCACGATACATCTGCCAATAATAAGGAACACCTGCATCTGTTGTCCAGATTTTAGATACTTCTTCTGCTGTATGTTCTTTTATACACAAGAACCCCATTGACTTCATCATTTGTTTTACTGTTTCTGAGGACAATAATAAACTAAGTCTTATAGGCTTTGTAATATCATTTTCTACTACTCTTCCAAATGAATTTTCTAAATACTTGCTTTCATATTCTTGAAACGTGTCTGTATCAATATGCGTACTTGATATTACTATAAATTCAGGAGTATTGTAATTAACTATTTTTTCTAATAAGTCTTGTGGACTAAGTAAATGATATAATAAACCACAACAAAAAACTACATCATAATGCTCTTTCTGTTCTTTGTAAAAATCATTTGCGGTTCCTGGGAATACTACTCCTTTACCTTTGCCTACACCACGACGCTGTGGTGTCAAGGTTGATCCCCAGTAATGGTATTTAACTGTTTGAATGAGTGCATCAAACGAATCATCTGTATTAGGCTCTACACCCATATAGGCGAGAGGTTTATTTTTTAGTATTATTTCTGTTTGTAAGCCTGATAAAGGGCCAAATTCTAAAACAGTTTTACCGTTCGCTATATGAAAATACTCAAACTCTGCCCAGTCTAAATATTTTTGAAACCTTTTTCCTTCCTTTGTGTTGGATGGTTTTGTCATATAGGTAAGCTACTCTTTCTCTTTTCTTTAAGTAAATTTAGATCTAAAGCTTCTTCTTTTATCTTTGCTTTGATAGAAGCTGTTAAAAACTTACTAATACTTTCAATTTCAATATTTCTCTTCTCACAATAATCACAAACCATATCCATGCACGACGAGTTGGAATTAAAAGCCAGCCTTTCGATATGTTGTGAAAACTCCGTAGAGGTGTGAAACTCCTTTGTAACAAGAAAGACATCACTAACTTTTTCTTCAGTCATTTTTATCGTGTTGTCTACTACTACTCTTGCTGTCATTACGTTTATTCTCCTTCACCCAATTTTTAATATAATCGTGGACATCATTAGGGCATTCTATATAAGGTGTTGTGCAATAGGTGCGCTTTGCTTCTCCCTTTCTATCAAATGTATGTACCACAGGATGACTAAAACTTTCTGCTATAGATAAGATTGTTCTAGGATCACCCCTTCCAAGATGGGCTACACCAGGAACATCTGGATCAGCCATAAGCTGTAACATTCCTTGTACCACATCATGAACATGAGTAAAGTCTCTTTCCTTTTTCCCTGTTCCATAAATTGTCAACGCATCGCCTTTTAAATAGTCTTGTTTAAATTTCCTAACGACTGTACTATATTCTCCATAGTCAGCCTCGCCAGGTCCATATACATTATAAAAATACATCAAAACATAATCTAAAGAATATAATTTCCTATACAAATATAGCAGCTGTTCACACATTATTTTGCTAAACGTGTAAGGATTTTCTCGTGCTTCTTGATATTGTGTACTCGAAGAAGTAGCAAAAAATAATTTACAATTAAATATTCTCGCCCAGTCGGCCACCCTTGCAGTTGTAGCGATATTATTGGTTATTGTTTCTGATGGATATTCTAAAGCACGTCTAACTCTTGGGCTGTTTGCTAGATGAAATATACAAGAAGGGGGTTCTATTGTTGCGTGATGTGGATTAAAAGTTGATACTTCAGTTTTGTGATACTCGACGTTGTCATGTTTATAATAAACTTGTCCTTGTCTATTATCGTCTATTACTGTAACAAAAAATCCTTGTTCAAGTAAGTTAGATACAAGATGTGATCCAATAAATCCACAACCACCTGTAACTATAATATTAGGCATATCCGTTAACATAGTGTTATTATAGTTTCTTTAGAACTATTAATCAAGAGGTTTATAGAAGATATGGTTGTCTATACTAACCGTTTTAAGATAATGGGATGCCCAATTAGGCATAACCCCCTTACTGTGATACCACAAAGCACCTTGTGTTACATCCACCAATGGACCTGTTTTGCCTCCCGGCCATGTCCTCCAAGTCATCATTACAACTGATAATAGGTATATTTCATCAAAACATTCTTCTGTTGGTTTATCAGATTTACCATCACAATACCAGCTGAATTGACATGAATGTAAATCAATTCTACCGCTAGGATAGTATTTAGTCTGTTTAACAACACCACAAACCGTGTCAGGAAAGTTTGGGTGCTCTACTCTATTGAATGTTACTAGAGCTACTGCCATTCTTCCAGCAGCTGATTCGCTTCTAGCTTCAAAATATATATTCTCTGCCAAACATAGGACTTCATCAACATAATCAGCCTTAACAGGCCCGGAGTAAAATCCTAATAATAATATTGGTAACAATGGCCATTTAGACATAGTCAGTTGCCTCCTTTATTTCCTTATTTATATCGTATATTATATACAAATCTGAGGCACAAATCAAGCCCCAAAGTACCAAAAACTCTGTGTGTATAAATATTATATAAGCCCACGGATAATAATGTTCATACAGCAAATATGGGAGTTTTGTAAACAATATCCTGGATGGGCAGCAGCATTTTTCTTTTGCGGTTGGCTAATCGGATCTGTTATAAGCTCATAAACACCAATGCAGGGTGATCTTAGGATTGCCCTTACTTTCACCTAAAAAAATAGCTCATTTAACATCTGTTTTATATAAATAACACAGTGGCAAGTTTTTTATTGCCACAGGGAGAAAACATGAAAAGAATAATAACAGCTGTTTTTCTTTTCCTCACAATAACTGCCAGTGGATGTGCCTCGGTTGGTGCAGCCATAGACACAGTTCGTAACGTTGCTGCAACAGCAATAGATGTTACGGTACAAGGTGCTAAAAACATTGTAGTAGCCGTAGCTGAAGATGTTACAGACGTTGGCACATTTGTTGTTGAAACAACAGCAGGAGTCGTTGTATCGGCTGCTGATAAGGTTGACGAATCAACAGATGCTCTAGAAGTGGAAATTGAAAAACCAGACTTTCCAACCGGTGAGTTAAAAGAATAAACTAGCTAGTAAACTAAAGGGCCTGGGTATATCTCGAGTGTATTCAGGCTTCGTTTTCGTAAGCATCTCTGGCTTCTATCAATTTAGAAACATAGTTGTCTCTCTTTTCAACAAAAACCACAGGGCCTTCATCTTCTTGAACCATTAAAATTACCGTTTGATCTACAGGAATCCCTGTTCTTTCTTCAAACATAATGGCATAAGCAGAACATTGTATGAACATGTTTTCACACATCCACTTTTCTTTCTTTTTCTTAGATGTTTTAAAATCTATTACAGACAATCTTCCTCTATATTCCGCAATACAGTCTACCTGTCCGGCCAGTCTTAAATGATCTGAATATAAGGTTGCTTCAACTGCTCTTATATTGTCTATTTCTCTCAACAAAGGCCAGAAATGGCCATACATTTCTTGATCTAAAATACTAAGCCTGAATAGCGTTTCCCGATCTTCTGGCTCATTACGTAGAGCATTCTCACAGAGCTTATGAATTGAAGTTCCACGAGTTGTTGCAATTCGTGTTATTTTGTTTGCTTCTTTTGCTCCCACACGCCTACGCCAAGCATCGATGCTTGGTTTTGATTTATGAGATAAGATCGTCGTAATTGAAGGGTAATGAGTTCCCGAAGGAGTAATATATCTCCTTCCGTTGTCTGTATTGATTCGTTTAAGTTCGTCTATTTCGACGGGTATATGATTAAATTGCATGCATCTCCCACATTTGTTTCCCAGTAACTTTCTAAGTCCTGGGTCTCTCTCTAAATCTTTAACTGTTATTGCGTTGCAAATGCAAACATACATTTAGCGTATCCAACACTTGTAACCTGTACAATCATCTAGCGTCTCACCACAGTGAATGCAAAAGCCTTTTTCATTGGCTTCTTGCTCTTCTTGTTCCTGCTGGTGGGCTCCTGCCTGAGCATCTACACATGCTTGTTCTTGTTCAGTCATTTCTAACTCCATTACCCCAGTCAATAACAACAGGAAATCTAGGTACTCCGTCTGGGGATAGTTGAAAGTATCTACATGTAACCCAAGTGGGTTTTACTTCCTGTTCCAATAAACCTTTTAACAATGCTTGATTGCCTCTAACTCCACTTCTAAATGTTCTACCATCTCCAAGTTCAAGTTGGAAGTGTTTGGCATATCCTGCCCAGTTACCTGAACCTTCTAATACTTTTACAACATCAAATTCTTCAGTTATAAACTCTTTTCTTTTAAGTAAGTTCTTACTTCTTTTGTTTTCGTATAGTGCATCGTTACGAACCATTTGGCCTTCATAACCAACTTCAGTATATTCTGAGTATAACTTATCTAAAGCTTCTTGATCTTCACATATAGAAGTTTCAACAGTAACTATTGGAAGTTGAAAGTTTTGTTCTTCTATATATTCCATTCTATCTAAGAAACCTTCATCAAGTGCAAGTGCATCCACCCATGCCATATCATATACATGGTATTGAACTTTAGCAAAAGTTTCATCCTGTTCTTCTTGTGTAGGTTTTGCTTTCCTAACAAGACTTGTAATCTTGTTGAAGTCTGCCTTTAGTTCGTGATTGTAAAGTTCACCATCTAAAATGACATGTGGATTATCCTTAAAGAATGGTTGTAGTGCTAAAAAGATATGATCACATGTTGTGATTGCTTTACCTGCTCTTGTGTAAAGTCCATCTGTCCTTGCAATACATCTAATACCATCTAACTTAGGTTGACTAATACCACTTGATTGTGGCCTTTTTGTGTAGTCGTGTGCTAGTTGTGGTTTGAATTTGTCGTAAGTATCGACATCTGCTGTGTCTTTGAAATACTCTTTCTCTAGAGCTTTATCCCATTTTGCTTCCGCTTCTTTCTGAGCTTGTTCAAAAGCTGTTGTGGCATTTGCTTTACCAAAATTTTTGCCTTCAGTATATTTCCATCCGGAAGTAACAAGTTTGCCATCTTTAATTCCAGCAAGAGTTCTATGTCCTGCTCCAACTGGACCACAATATTCAACGGTCCATTCACGGATGTTTCCGTTTGTGTCTCTTTTGTAGAGTGTTTGTAATGGATAAATCATGCTTTAAGCTCCTGTCCAAGCTACACTATAATCTTCAAAAATGTTTCCTCTAGCAAAGTTAAGAGCCGGAGCATTGTAACCTGCTGCCTTAAGGATGTCACCGTTTTCAAACTTGTCATGTGTTAAATTTACAAAGCCCCAAACACTTCTGTGTGTTAAGATTTTAATAAATTTACGACCTTTTTTTACTTCAAGTCCGTGTCTGAATTTACTAATTCTATGTTCAAAACCGTCCATGTCATATCCATTGGCTTCCCATGACCTTTTGGTCCATCTGTAATAGTCTGCTACTATTGAATCTAGTAGTTTTGCTAGTGCTGGTTCCATTATGTTGTCCTCATTCCTCATTGTGTATATACATTATAGCACGATTTGGGACCATAAGTCAAGCACTCATTTGGTTATTTGATCACTCTTTTATAAGCATGCTCCTAAGTTATTGATCTTTGAACATCATATATGTGCTCAAGGCGATGGATCACCTCCTTTAGTCTTCGTATATAGGTCCTAGCTTCTTTTTAACTCTTTTCAATGAGTCTCGGATCGCAGCCGACTTCTTATCTTTGCCACCGTATGTGTCTGCTAAACCAGAATTTGGGTTAGCTTCTGCTATCTTAGATAAAACCTGTTTAAATCCGTCTGGCGGTCTGGTTCTGTCTCCGGTTCCTCCTACTAGCGCTGGCGCGCCAATTATTTGTTTAAGATGTGGGTTAGCTTCTATTAATGCCTCTTTGGCTGAAATCGACATGAAGTCGTCATATACTTCTCCTGTCAGAGTATTCTCGATTGTATATGTAGGCATTATATATCCTTTATTGTATCGCTATTGCGATTTCTTCAACACTATCTATAATCTTGAAGATAGTCTTTTTACTTTGAGTTGAGAAGAGTTCAGAATTATAACCGTGTATTAGGCATTCCTTGATGTATAATGGATCAAGTTTTTTTAAAACCGGTCTTGTGTATCTTAACTCCTTAAAACCCCAAGTATTCAAACAGAGTAAAGCAATATCTATTTCCTCTTCAGTATAGAATGCCATCCGATAGCCTGTCTTTATCTTTGGCGTCGGTTGTTTCTTTTTAAATGGAATTACGTTTGCTTTCTGTGTGTCCATACTTCTATTTATAGATCAAAATACCTTGATCCCGTATTTTTGTGAAAACATTTCACCGTCCTTGCGGGTATTAACGATTGGTTTGCCCTTGATATTAAGACTTGTATTAAGTAACATAGGACATCCTGTTTGATCTTTGAACACTACTAATAACTGATAGAGTCCTGGGTGTTGTTTTCTTGTAACTGTTTGAACTCTTGAAGTGCCGTCAACATGAACTATCGCTGGATATTTCTTAGGCTCTCTACACTTAGCTGTGTATTGCATAAAGGGAGCTTCTTTACATGGCATTTCAAAATAGCTGGCTGCATACTCTTCCATTATAACCGGTGCAAAAGGTCTAAATTCCTGTCTCCTTTTAATTTTATTTACTCTGTCTTTTATATCAGGACCACGTGGATCTGCAAACAAACTTCTATTACCTAATGCCCTAGGTCCAAATTCTGCTCTCCCGTTAGCTACCCCTACCATGTTTCCTTTAAGTAGTTCGTCTAGTAATTGATGTCCTGGATATGGACCAGGAATATTGTATCCTAAATAAGGTGTAAACTCTACGTGAATTTGTGTGTGAGCTAATACTGCTCCCAATGATGTCCCTGCATCTCCTGGGTTAGGCATTATCCATACATTATCATAATATTCTAAAGCTATATTATTTGCTACACAATTTAATGCACAGCCTCCCTGAAGAACTAAGTTGTTGCTGTAGTCATACTTCTTGGAGATCTCTAATATTTTTCTAAACTCTTCTTCGTATATTTTTTGTGCTGTTGCTGCAAAATCAAAATATAATGTATTGTGTGGATCATCTTGATGTTGTTGCCATGATCTGCAACCATGATATAAATTTTGTTGTAACAATAGTTTCATATCATCATAATATCTATCTGGATCTCCATATGCAGCCATACCCATTAAAATATACTCGTCCTCATTTGCTTTTAATTCACATCTATCTGTAATAGCAGAATAAAACATGCCCAATGAAGTAGGAAAACGTGTGCTCCAAAACTTTCCTAAAGCTCCACTCCATATACTTGAAGTTGTCCACTCTCCTATAGCATCTATCACAATAACCATTGCATTACGATAAGGACTTGTAAACATACCTGCTGCTGCATGTGATTTGTGATGTGTGGTGTATTTTATTTTTCCATCTAAACCATAACTTCTAAATAATTCCTTAATGTTGTTCTTTTGCCATTTTTGTCCACTATATAAACGTCTTGTATTTTTCCAAAACGGGCTTTCGTGCCAATACAATTCTTCAGGCATTCCATGTTGTGCAGCATCTTGTACAAGAGCTCTATTTAAATTTTTATCATTTTTTATACCACTATAACGTTCAGCATGGCCTGCGAATAAAATTTCGTTATCTTCAAGCACAGATATGGCTGCGTCATGATGTCCTGCTGATACTCCCCACCTAATCATTGTTCTTATATGGATGTAAAGATAATAACATATCCTTCTTCCTGGTTTTAAGTTGTTGGAGTTTATTGTTATGTAGGAAGTGCCATTTGTTAAATGCAAGCTTAGGTCTTATTGCATTATACCTACGATTCTTTTCATCTGTTGAATAGCTCTTCCATTTTTCTAATTCTTTGACTATATAATCAAATCTTTCTACAGGATCTTTAACAAGGTCATAATACTCATTAAACATTTCTGGAAAGGTTTGAAATCCTTGTTGCCTTAAATAACGAAGTGTATATGGTAGGCTCACAACAATAAATGGATGGTAATTCATTAAGGGCTTATAGGTTTTTTCTGTAATAAAGAGTTGAGTGTCCCATTGGTTTTTGTTTAGCGGCTCTGTAAAAATAGTTTCATTAACTAAAGAAAAATAAGAACTCTTATAAAGATTTTTATCATAATATCTATCATCTTGTTTGAGTTGATCTGTTGTAACGTCTAATTCAATATGTTTCGGTTCTTTAAAAAATTCCAACAAATGATCTGTTTGTGTTTTTGTTTTAAGTAAAGGTTCGGCTACTTCTAAAAGATTTTTTTTCCACTCTGCTCTATATTCTCTTTCTCCTTCTACATCACCATAGTATCGTAACAAGAAGCTTATATAAGAAGTTTCATCAAAACCTAATCGGTGTAATTCTGATACAATCGCCACTCTATGTGGCCTTGGTAAACCATTAAAATTTAATAAATCGTGTGTTTTGTCTTCAGCAGTTGGAACCGTATGTAGTGTTTCTCGTTCATAAGTATTACCATCAGCAATAAAAGCAACTGCATTCTCCATTGTAAATAATCCCACTTCTAATGGATCTGTTCTTAATACATATTGTTGACGATATAAAAATTGAAAATAGTCATAACCAATTGCTTTGGTAAACATACCTTTCTGTCCCATAGGATTGCTACTAACCCATTGAGCATAGTTTCTAGAAAAGTTTATATCACCAAAGATAAAATAAGAATAAATTCCATTTAGATTATTTTGAACAACCGCTGCATTTAATTTCTCCATCCACCAATGAGCGTCTAAATGAAATCCTTCGTGAGGAAACACAAAAACTAATTGTATCATTCTTTTTCTTAATAACTTTTTTATTATGTCTGGAAGTTCACCTATAAGAGATGCTAAACTATCTAAAGAAGCTATTTCAATAAAATAGTAATTGTGTAAAGGGTGATTTTTGCCATGTACATTTTCATTAAATTTTTCTATATCCATTATCTTATAATTTAATTCTGCAAACTCATACCACCATTGCATGTTTGCTGCCTCTCCCACCGTATGGTTGTTACCAGCTTGATACATATTTCCTTGCAACGGATTGGTTAGTTTGTCAAACCACAAATAAAAAATATCATTAGGATTATGAAAAGATCTATCAACAACAAAAGGAGGATCAACAGAGATTGTTGTCTTTTGATTGTTGGCAGGCATACCTATATTCCATTGTCCTGTTTTCCAATGATCCCTTTTTTGTTGTGGTGGATAGTCTTTTGCAAACGTCTCTAACTCGAAATAATAATCCCACGGTACTTGTATAGAGTTCTGTTCATTAGATCTAAATACCTCATCTATGTTTTCTATTCTGTTAGAATTTTCATTTATTACTTCTTCTAAACGTGCTCTGTTAGCCACCAACCGCGGAAGTAGTTCTTTATATTTCACATCTAACTCTTCTAAAGAAAAAGCTGATAAGCGCTGTAATTGATCAATTATATAATTGATGCGTTTTTCATAATCTGGATGTGATAAACTTATTAAAATGTCTGGGAACATATCTTCAAAAATGTCAAAGCCCATTTCTTTTAATTTAGGATAAAGGTTTGCATCTCCTAAAATTAAAAACGGCCGTAAGCCTATAATAGGTTTAAAAGTTTTTTCACTAAGCAATACATCTGTATGAATTGTTGTTTCTGTAACTACTGTAAGAAAGTGTCTTTCCCAATGTCCTGCGTCTCCTAATGAAATAATATCATTTTCATTTTGTCCTTCCCATTCGTTAATTATTTCAAAAGTCTTTGAATCATGACTTTCATCTAATATTATAGGAGTACAAAAAGTATAACGTGGGTCTTCTATTGTAGCAGAAACAATTCCAAAATTTGATAACCCTTGTCTGTGATCAGAACCGATCATAAGTTTATTCATAAAACCAACTCTATGATCATGTGGTTTTCTGTTGTAGCATAAAAAATGTTTGCCATTTTTACCTACTGTTGATGAGCGCACTAGCTTAGGTTCTGATTTGTATTTGTCTTTATTAAAATATTTCCAATTATCTTTTATAAACTCTAACCAAAAACTAAAATAATATCCTTTATTTGTATTGCCTATGTGGTGTACTTTTTCAAACTTATCTTCTAATAATCTATGTGTGTTTGTTCGTTTTCCAGGTTCAGAAGTATTTTCCCAGTCAGGTCCTGAGTAAACCGCTGCTTCAGTACATGTTGTTTGAGTAATAAACTCTTTTAATCCTTTTAAATCATCACCCAACCAAGTCGAATTGATTAAACAAATATGAGCCGGCAGTTTATCTAATAACAAATTGACTATCTTTTTTTCTGTTTTTCCTATAGCTTGATCGCCTTTGTCAAAACCTATTGTATAATATCTAATCATATAAATGATCTATTGTTAAAGTTTGATATCCTATTTTCCTATCTCCAGGGCCTGGCTGCATTACGCTATGGTATGTATTATAATTGTTTAATATAAGCAACCCTGTTCCTTTCTCAGTAGTTCCTGCATGATCAAGCTCTTTAATATGTGTTCCAGATCCTTCTGGATTGTCTTGTATGTTTATAATTAAAACTCCTAAAACATATCTATTATCTAAGTGTTCACCCATTTTAAAATTAGGTAGGTCTAATAGATAGTCTGTATTTTTGTCGTGTTGGGGCCAGTGCAATCTCTTTATATGTCCTTTCCACATTTGATCTACTATTAGTAAATCTGTAGTTATAAGCATCTGTTCTAATTGAACTGTATAGCCATTCCATGCATCTAAAAAATTTTGATAGTCATCATTATTTGTATGAATTAAATTTTTCCTTAATCCTTTTGGAGAGTTAAATTCTCCATATTCATTACTCCTTATGAGTTGGTCAAAGACTTCACTTTCTTTCCAATTAATATCAGGTAATATAAAATCTTTTATATCCCATATAGGGTAATCTGTATGTATCTGGTTGTATTCCATTACCCATATATAAACGGGTCTTGCTTTCTAATCCGTTTTATTCTCCAGTCAGGATCTAAGTCTGCCATTTCAGGAATTGATTCTTGCCAAGTTTCGTCTCTCACTGCATCAATACGTTCCATTTCTTCAATAAACTTCTTGATCATCTCAGGGTTAAATTCTCCTGACCACATAAAATCTATAAATCCTCTAATATGTCTTACTAAAGTCTCTGATCTCCAGGCAGGTTTATATTTTGTTAGTATATCTGATTCCCAGTCTGTCCATAGTTTGTCTATTAATTGTTTTTTGCTTGGATGTAAAATTCCAACATTTAACCAATAAGGAAAATGAACCAAGTTTACATGGAAACAATGTGGGTGATCTATTACCCCTTGTCTCATTAATTCATTAAAAAAGTCTGGTTGGTGCATAACGTTTTGTATGCTAACTGTAGAATTAATATTAAACTCTACCTTAGGAGTTCTTTCTTTCATTTCTAATCTGTTATTAAGCCACTTCTCCCAACTCAAACCTGTACGAACAAACTCTCCACGTGGTCCATAACCATCTAAACTTGCTGCCATTGTTACTCGATCAAACTTGTTCCAGGAATCTAATATGTTTTGTTTTTTGTAAAAGAACTGACTTAAATTTGAGTTGTATATTAAATGTACATCTGTCCTTCCCATTTCTATAAGTCTATTAATAATCCTGTAATGTTCTTCCATCATTAAAGGTTCACCGCCAGCAAAATATATTTTTTCTACTATGGGAAAATAAGGCTCTATTTGTTCCCACAATTCAAACACTCTGCCTTTCTCAGGAAGATCAGGTGGTAAACCACCCCATATCTTTTTGGTGTCTCCATACCAACCTGTGCTTAATTGTGGGCCGCAGCTACGACATGAGAAATTACATACATTAGAAAAACGAAAGTCCCAATATGCTAAATCCATTTCATCTAATGTACCATCTTCTTTTACATCATCCCATTTTTTCATATGAGGGGCAAAGTCTCTCGCAGAAGTTATTCTAAAAGACTCGTTGCCGGTGTCTTCTTCTTTAAAACAATTAATACATTCAGGAGGTCTTTCCCCTGCTAACATGGTCCTTCTAATTTTGCGCATGGGTTCTTCATTCCAAATCTCTTTTAGAGTATTTGTTTTTAATGTTCCTACTTGATGATCTATGTTGCCAAGACAGCAAGCATATACATCCTTATTAGGCCATGTATGTAAATGTATTAAAGGTAATACACATTTAGTGTCTTTATTTTTTGTCATAGTCTTTTATTATCTCATAAAATTCTGGAAAGACATCTTTAAATTTTTCTTTTCGTATAATGTCTTGCCTGTTTGTAATGTCAAAGAATCTATATAGAAGATTTTCTGCCGGTCCGGTCATTATAGTATCAGGGCGTTCAATAGTTAAATAATTTTTTATACTATCATAAAATACTTCACCTTCACTTTTTTCAAGTATTCTTTCCTTAATATTTATTGGAAGAATAGCAGGGTCATAGTAATTAGGTTCCGTAACATAGTTAGGTGAAACATAAGGAACAATCTCTTTAAAATATTCGTGAAACTCTTTTAAATAATAAATGTTTAATATAGAAATTGTTTGTAGTATAGAACAAAATATATTCTCATGTCTACTTTCTAAACCTTTAAACCAATCAATTGTTTCTAATGTTTGATCCCACTTTGCTGGATACCTCATATATTCATTTCGCCTTTGTATGTCATCTATAGACCACATTAACTGTACTTCTTTAAATTCCTTCCAAGCATCTTCGTAGTCCTGTCCTGAAACTGTTGTATTAGTAGAATATACTAGGGTAACATTTTTTGCTACATCTTTTTTAACGAGCTCTTCTAAAAACCCAAGGTGTTTGTCTATAAGTAACGGCTCTCCACCGTTTACATAAACATATCTTAATTCGTTTATATGTGGTAATAGTTTATCCCAAAAGTTTTGATCTTTTGGCCAATTCATATTAGTTTGTGGAACCTCTAAATAACTCTTCTCTAAATCTAAAAGTTTCCACTCTTTTTTCCAACGTGAACTTGAAATAGGATTACAGGTTCTACATGCTAAGTTACAATGGTTGCCTAAACGTAGTTCTATAAATTCATAATTAACTTCTTTTAAACTACCATCTATATTGGTTATTTTTATAGCATCTTCTTCAGTAAAATTTAACCTTTCAGATTCAACTGTTCTTTTACTAGGGTTTCCAGCAGATTCAGAGTCCCAGCATTTTTTACATTGTGTTGGATACTCTCCATTAAGCATTTGTAATCTAACCTTATTAAAACTTTCGCTGTTAGTTATTTTATTAAAATCATATTTGGTAGACAACAATGTATTAAATACTCTAGTCCGTGAGACTGTAAAGTGTGCGTTAGAAACACCATCAATAGTTTCTGCCTCACAACATAAACTAACCTGTCCGTCAGGGTGTGTGGCTAAGTGATTCCATGGTAATGGACAAAATGATTTAGATGGCATCCCACCACTCCTTTCCTGGTTCATTTAATATCTCTCTAAACGTCAACTCTTGATCTCTTATCTTTTCTAAAAACAACAAATTTTCTTTACCGTTTCTCATTCCATATTTAAGTGCGTCTCCTTCCCATTGTTCATCAAAACTTTTTCTTTCTATTAAGTTTTTAAGTGAATCAATATATACCTGTGTCTTCTCAGTTTTTCTTGACTCCATGTATTCTATAAGTTCGTTACAATAAGGTTCTACAATAGATTTAGGTAAGGCATCGGGACACATAAGAACGTTGGGTGTAAAGCCATAAGTAAATTTAAAATAAGATTTTACATCTAGTTCTGTTACAACATCAAATAAATCTTTTAATCCAAATAAGCCAGGTGTTGTAAGTGTAACATCAAATACCATGCCATCATCGCCATATATTTCATTTAAGTAGATTCCTCTTTTAAAGTTATCTAACCATTCGTCCCACTTTATTCCTGTTCTTATGTACTCACCTATTGCTCCCGCTCCATCAATGCTTGCACATATATTCATAGCTTTAAAACCTTCTAACATATCAAACAGGTTGTATTTTTTATAATCAATTCTACTTAAATTTGTATTATAACGTATAGTAATCTCTTTTTTCCTTTCGGAGTCTTTAAGTTGCTCCATTATTGTCCAATGTCTTTCCCACATTAAAGGTTCTCCACCTACCCAATAAATCTCTTCTATTACATCCTCATCAACTGCTGCTTGTAATTCTTCTTCTAATACTTCTTTTTGAAAGTTTGTTATTTTCCTTCTGTTGTTAGGTATTAACCAGGGCTCATCTTGTAGACGTTTGTTTGATTTGTTTTCTGCCTCCCAAGATGAAGATAACTGATCTCCACACATTCTACATTTGAAGTTACATAAGTTAGATAAACGATAATCATATGATACCGGAACCATTGTTGTATAGCCAGTCTCATCTGTTGTGTCTATTAACTCTTGTATTTTATGTGGGAATAGAGTATCAGTAAAATATGACCTATATGTATGTAGGTTTAAAACGTTCTCATTACATACAACACATTGAGGTATGGCCTCTCCATCCATCATGCGCTTTCTTATGTCTTTCATATATTCACTATTCCAATGATCTTTTAATGCAATAGGATTAAATTTTGGATTTGGGTTTTGTTCTCCTGAATCAATATATTGTTTCTGAAAATCTGAATCTTCTCTGCTAGCACAACACAGACGTCGTTCACCTTGCGGGCTAACGTAAGTATGTGTCCAAGGCGCTGTGCAAAGATACTTCATAAGGTCCTATGTAGTCCAGGGCCATGATCTATGAAAGTTTGGTCTTCCATTAGCTCTATAACTCTTGTTCCAAGTTCTATGGCCGCTTGATCATGTGTTGCCATTATTATAGTTTTTCCATGATCATGAAGCCTGTGTATCAATGATAACATTTCCATTCGCTGTGCTCTCACTAAACCGTGGCCTGTTGGTTCGTCAAATAGATAAATGTCATGGCCGCCTAATACTGCTTTAAGTATATTAATTCTATGTTGTACATGTGGGACATCATCTCTTATTAAAAAGCATACCCTGTCAGGATAATCCCTAGATAAATCTCTAAGTATAGGTGATTTGCCTGATCCGGCGACACCATATATAGTTACAAATTCACCCTGTTCAATTATTATTCTTATATCTTTAACAATTAATGTAATTGGTTCCGGTATCATATTCTTTTTTCTAGCCATAGTTCCACCCATGTTCTGTTAATACTTTATAAAACTCTGGGAAGAATTCTCTAAAGTCTTCTTTTCTATATTCATCACTTCCTCTTACATTAGGAGCAAACTTAGTCCACTCTAAAGGATTGGCCTTTTTACCATTCATAAAATTTATTATTTCAACTACTTTAGGATCTGAATGTCCTAAATGTTTTTCAATTACTTCTTTAATGTCTTGAGGAATGTTTACTATATTAAAATGAGGAGGGCCATGTACTAAATTTAAATACATATTTTCCCCTTTAAAATATTCCATAAATTCAGGTATATACCAAATGTTTAAAGAGCTTACTGTATGTGCAATTGATATGTCAAACTTTTTATTTGTTTTAGATATATCCTTTAGTGTTCTAAAGTTCTTAATAACCGGATCCCATTTGGCTGGGTGTCTCATAAATTCAAATCTATTGTATATACCATCTAAGCTAAAGTCCATTGATATATGTTTAAAGTCATTTAGTATATTAAACGTCTTTTCATCCCATAGTGTTCCATTTGTATTGTAGTGTAAGGATATATCTTTTGCATAACCTAACTTAATTGCTGTTTGTAATAGCTTCCATTGTTTCTTCATTAACATAGGCTCACCACCATACATGTCAATATATCTTATCCTAGGCAGATGTTGTTCCATATCATCCCAGATAGCACTGTCGTCTTCAAACGACTTATTAAATTGTCTAAAATATTCTTGAAATTCTTTTTTACCGCTCGCAATATTTCCATATCCATCATGTAAAGCTAAAAACTCTTTATTCCACATAGAACTATTATCAGGCCCACACGTTCTACATTTTATATTACATGTGGTACCCATATTAAGATCTAATGCTTGAACCTCTATGTTTCTATTTAAATCTGCTCTGTGTTCATTGTCTATCATTCTTTTGCTTCTTCTACCAACATTCTCTTGGCTCCAACAATAGTTACAATGAGGATCTTGTACTCCTTTTTTTAAATTGTTTCTAATTACATTGGCTGTATAGCTATTGATAGCATCGTCTAAACTGTTTTTACGAATGTTTAATTCCTGTCCAAACTCGTCCGTATAAGGAATCATTTGTAAACAACAGCTCGTACATGTCCCTTTGTTGTCAACACGAACATTCTTTTCTAAATTTACACAATAGAGCTCAGACATCATAATCCCCTAAAGGTTCATCTATGTTTTTATTGTCCGGCTCTAGTATCCAACCTTCTTCTTTGGCAATTCTTTGTAAATCTTCGTCTCCTACGTTGTCCTTTGTACTATCGCCTTCTGTTAATGTTGCAATATTTGTAATAGTAGGCGGCATAGCGTCTAACCAGTCTGTTAATATTTCAGGAAATACATGTATGTCATGGCCTCTCCTTATATCGTATTGTTCATAAAACGATTTAAAGTCTCTCCACAATGCAGGTTTAGGGCTTGTTCTTCTGTGCGGCGCATCTACGTGATCTAAATAATCTATTAAACGTTCTATGTTAGCACGTTCAATTCCTGTCCACCACTGTTTATCTTCTTGTTTAGCATACCAATTCATAAGTTGCGTTCTAACATATATTTTAATATGATCAGGAAGTGCTAGTGGACTTTGAAAACTAGGAAAACGTAATAGGTTCAAAGTAACTGTTGGTGACTTTGTTCCTTTAATCATTTTAAGTTTATAAACATGATCTAAAAATTCTGTAATAGAAAATAAACATAAACTATTAATAGTCATCATTATATGAAGTCCTTCATAATTGGCCTCATTAATAATACGTTCCATATTATTGTTCCAAACCTTCCAAACAAAATTATCTCTTACATATTCTTGCTGTTCTCTATAACACTCTGCGCTAGTGTAAATGTGAAACTTTTTAATGTCGTGGCTCTTTTTAATTAACTTATTTAGAATTTTAGGTTTACATATTAGATTGCTGTTAATTGCTAGGCGCATTTCAGGACGTGCTTGTATTTTATCAAACAGTTTCCATGTCTCTCCGGACATTAGCGGTTCTCCACCTGTAACTCTTAACTCTTCTAATTCATCTGCTAGGCCTGAATCCCACCAATCCCAAAATGCTTTTATATACGGATTTTTTTCGGGGGTTACTGCATCCCTTCCAAAAGGCTCTGTCCAATCACCATCTTGTTGAAAAGCTGCTGCGCCATCACTAACAAGGTTTTGATACGGACCATCATTTTTAATATCCTTTGCCCACGTAGTAGAAAAACTTGCATTACAATAACTACACGCCAAGTTACATACTCTATCAAATGCTATTTCAAATGTTTTTAAATTTGTATTATCATTAAAGTCTGCGTTGTATGCTTTGTCTAATTGTTCGGGTGTGTATATGTTAGACTTAAATACTCTATCTGAAACCCTAGTATCACCAGGTATGTCTTCTATTTTCCAACAATACTCACATTCACGTGGACGAGCTCCTTCTTGCATCATCTTCCGCATTGCCTTTTTGTGTTTTGTATTGTGTATGGCTGAAGGGTTTCCTTCTAGTTCTGCCAATGGAATTTTGTGTGCCGGAGGGTGATGACAGCTAGCAGTTGTTCCACTACCTAACCATGTGGTAGCGTTATACCATTTAGCTCCACAAAAACTTTCAGACTTGGTGTCTAAGTTTTCTTGTCTCCATATAATTAGATTTTCTACGTCTTCAGACATTCCATTCCTCTAATAAGTGAGCCCATTCAGGATATACCTTTGTAAAGTCTTTTCCTCTTCTCACATCGTAAGCCTTAATAAAATTAACGAAATCATTTCTAAATTTTGTTTGGGTTGGTTCTTGTAATAAGTAATCACACCAACGTTTAAGTTGATCATACTCTTCTAAATATAGTCTAGCCCATTTATCAGGTGAATCATACTTTAACCAACCCTTACCTTGCTTTAAAAACATGCTCACAAAATGCTGTCTATCTTTTATATCTAATAATGTTGACTGTAAGTGAGGGGGCCATCTTAAATAATTTAAACTAATAGGAACCCTATTGTTTTCTAAATTTTTATTAAACTCTATTCTTAGTTTCATGATATCTTCTATAAAATTATGAAATCCATGTAAACACAATATATTCAACGTTGTCATTATAGCAACAAGTGAATTTGTTTCTGATAATACACGCTTACAGTTTTCATACCAGTAGTTGTAATCAATCCCATCTCTCACATACTCTGCATACTCGCCTGTACTTTCAACACTTGTATAAACATCTATTCTATCTACTTTATCTTCTAATAGGTTTATAGTTTTAATTAATTTGTCTATAAGTTTTTTGTCTGTTCCTAGGTTAGTGTTAATTGCTACTTGCAGTTGTGGCTGTGGGTTATCTATTATATATTCAAGAGTTTTCCACACATCTTTTGACATTGTAGGCTCTCCACCTGTAAGTCTAAAGACTTTTAAGTGTGGTAATACTTCTGGCATGTATTTAAACCAGGCTTCCATATAAGGGTTCTCTTCGCTACGCTTATATGGAAACTTACCTATGCTTTTTAAATAGGCTAGATCATGGTTGCCGTTTTGTACAGGGTAGTTACCATGTTCTTCTATATCTTTCATCCATGTAGATGATATGTCTGGACTACAATAGGCACAGGCAAAGTTACATGAATTGGCAAACGATACTTCTAAATATGAAGGATAAACATCATCAGCCGGCGAGCTGTTAGCAATTTCTTTAAACCTATCCCATGCCCACCAGTCGGCTGTTTTGTAATGTCTGTCTGAGAAATAATCTTTATCTAAATCTTCTATCTTCCAGCAGTAATCACATTCCTGAGGGCGAACACCATTAAGCATTTTAGCTCTTTGTTCTTTTTTAAATTGGCTATTGTGTAAAGCAGCTGGATTGGCTTTTACTTCTTCTATAGGGATCTTATGTGCTGATGGATGATGGCAGCTATGGTTGTATCCATTTTGAAGATAGAGAGTTGTTTGTAGCCACTTGGCACTACAAAACGAAGGACTAACAGAATTAATTTTCTCACGTTTTAATTCTAAAAGCTCTATTCTTTCTTCATTTCCTCTCGGATTATGTTCCATTCTCTTTCTTACCAATTCCCATAAACCTTTTAAAATAATTTGGTTTACCGTTTTCAAAATCCCAAGGACCTTCGTAAAATTGTTCCTCTAACATAATATAATTGGTAAGTCTATTTTTGACTGCAAAAGTATCTAAATCTACTGTTGCTCTAATATGATCTTTTTCTTTAAAATCATTATTACCTTGTATTATATAATGTGTACCCTCAGGTATATTATCAAACCACTTGTCATACACTCTCTGACTAACGTGCTCTGTAACTGTATTTATTACTAAATCAGGATCGTGTGTATAAGTATATTTCGACATACAACCACCCCAAGTAGTATATTTTTGTGAGCACCATTCTAAATGTTTTTCTTCTAACTCAACGATTGTTGTGTCCTCAATTCGTAACATGTCTGCTAACACACCGTACCACCCCCCAAATATTATACATGAAAAGGGCTGTGGAATACGAGTATTAAACGCTAGTGTATCAGCTATCCATGCTTTTGCTTTAATTTGACTTGGCCAGAAACATGCAAGGCCGTCTGGATGAGTTCTAATCAACTCCATCCAACGTTCTAGTTGTCTATGATTAAAGTACATTTTCTATTTTCCTTGCTATGCTTTGTATTGACTCAGGGCCAGGGTGTTGTCCGTCCTTTGAGTAATCTATTTTATTAACAATAAGTTCTTTTCTATTTAATTTAAACCACGACCATTCAAACAATTTTGTATTTCCTTTACACATTAGTTGAGTTGAGTCTATTACTAATTTAGTATATTCAATTAAGTTTGTTTCGTTTCTCTCTAAAAAATCTGTGTAAGGCTTACCATTCCAGCTTCCAACATTTTCAACATGCACGCTGGTTTTAAAGTCAGCTATTCTAAAAGGAGTTGTCCAGCCCATAACAACGATATATGGCCAGCCGTACGCTTTAACTTGATCTATTAATTTCATCCACATATGAAAGTTAGACTCTGCGGGATAAGCAAAATTGTTTACTGTCCTATGTGTATTAATAACATTATGTAATTTTTGCTCTTCTTCTAGTTCGTGGCCCCATGTTGTAGACTCTCCAAACAAGGCAACGGACTCTTCCCAATTAGTATAGTCAGGTTCATGACGTTTTAAGTTTCCCGAGACACCTGCTATAGGTTTGTAGTAACGACCGTTCCAACCCACGTTTGTCATACTGTCGACCTTGTCCCTATCCAAGATATATTTGTATTGGGTATCCAGTTATATCCATCATTGTCAACATCCACATAATAAATATTTTGAAAGAATCCTGATCCTGGATCTACATCAAATAAAAATCTAGGTTCCTTTTTTATCCTTTGAAATGAATCTAACTCATACGGTTCTCTACTATGTCCTGGTACAAATCTTTTATGCTCGTATAAAGCGTTCAGTGCCTTTGCATCAACATCATGTGTCATATACTGTATTTTAAATCCATCTTTTTTTGCTTTCTTTAAACAATGATCCCAGAAGTAAAATCCTAATTGATTATGTCTAAATTCTTTTAATATATGTAAACGACAAATCCTAACTGCTATGTCAGGAGTCCCCATGTATGTATCTGGCTCATAAGAACAAAACCCAGCAATCTTATCAAACTTGTCGTAACGACTATTACACGTTATCAACATAGGCGTTCCTGGTGTTGTCTCTACATTATATTTGTCAAGGGTAATAGATGTATTACCTTCTTCTAATGCTTGTTCTTGAAGTAACTTTACAGCTGATTCAAGTTTTGTGCCTTTTATTTTGTCGATAATCTTATGCATTCAAAATCCTTCTGTCCATCAATAGATGCTATTAAATAATGTCTTAAGTCATTGCCCTTGTGATACACAGCATGTCTATATCCTATGTTAAGAAAATAACATCTTTTTTGTTTCATTTCAACTACTTTATGTACTCCGTTTACCCAAAAGTGATTTTCAACTCCTTTGTTGCCACTTAAAGGAATGATCACCCTCATGGCATAAGTTGTATTATAATCTATATGTGGTGGAACAGATCCTCCTGGACGAAGGCGAGAGAAACGAACCCGTATCAATTTATCTTGGAAAGCTCCATTGAGATGTCGTTGTAGTGGGGAGCCCTTGTAAAAATCAACGGGTTCGTTCCAATTATGTTCGTCCATAGAGAACGGAATCTTGCGTGAAATTTTTTGTTTAGTTGTGTATGCTGAGGCATCTTCTAATTCTTCTTCTTTTTTACATTCTGTTAAATGAAACGTTTCTACGTCTTTATATGTATCAGATGCAATTGAATTGCTAGCTACTGCTAATCCTCTGTGTGATGTGTAATTATCTTGCCACTTGTCGTAATGTTCCCACAGAAATTCTTCTATGAGATCGTAATCTAGTTCTATTGGTAGTTCGGCAATGTGTGGGTAATGCCTTTTGTTAAATCTTGACATCTCGATCTATCCATTTTATAAGTTGTCCACCTAGATCTAATGGGTGCCAAAGAACTCTCCTGGCTGTCCTGTGATGTATCTCATGGAACCCTTCACCTAATGTTAATAAACCTACCCACATATCACTATGAGCTTTTTTCCCTCTGTGTGAATATGTGAATACCAATGATCCTATCATTTTAGCAAAGCCTGCTGGTATGAGCCAAGCGTATAATAAAGCATAAGGATCAATTAAAGCTAGTAGTAAAGCCCAGGCTCCAACTACCTGCCAATAATATTTAACTTGTAATCTGTGTAATTTGTCTTTTAATAAATCTCTTACAAACTTGAAGTTGATGTTTATAAGAACTTGTCCGAAGTATGCTAACATCACTCCTCTATAATAAGGACTATGTGGGTCTTCGGGTGTATCTACATACATGTGATGTTCTCGATGATTGGCAGCCCATGTAAGAGCCGGACCTATCATCATTATATGGGGTCCAAACATCATTACATATTCAAACCATCTAGGACATTTAAAGTTATTGTGAGACCAATATCTATGATATCCCATTGTAACACCAAGCATAATATAACAATACATACCAACAGCAATTGCAACTG